AAAAAAAATATTGAAACATTTATGGTGAATATGCAAAAAAAACTATTAAATAGGCATTAATCCGCAAAAAAATAGTTATCTTTGCATTATGAATGATTATCAAAATATTGCATACTTTGCTATTGTTTGCAATAAAACGTGCAAATTTCGTGCAAATAAAGGAGATACATACTTATGATTAAGATTTCAATTAAGTTGGATAAAAGGCGTCGATTGAATAGCGGCAGATTCCCTTTGAAGTTCAAAGTGGCAAGGAAAGATAGTGCCATTTATATTCCCACAGGCTATGAGCTGAAAGAAGATGAATGGGATGCTAAGAATGAGAAGGTGAAAGGAATACCCGAACAGAGAGTTATCAATATGAAGCTTATGAAAAGGATTTCCCTTCTCAATGATAAGATAGTGCAGTTACAAGAAGAAGGCAAACTGCGCTACTTCTCTAATAAGAAGCTATCACTTTATCTATCTAACGAAGAAGATAAAACCGATTACGAGAATCATCTTTTCAAAACACAGATGGCAGAATTTCTATCCAAGAAAGAAAGTGAGGGAACTAAACGCATATATATCGCAGCAGAAAACAGAATAAAAGATTTCTGTGATTATGATACATTAAGGGTTGAAGATATAGATATAGACTGGTTGGATGATTTCGTTGATTTTCTAAAGATAAAAAATTGCAAAAACACCATTGCTATGAGATTAAGGATTGTCCGAACCATCTTAAACTATGCTCGCAAAAAAGGTGTCCTTAAAGAATATGTTTTTAATATGTATAGTATTAAATCAGAAGAAACAAGGAAACGCTCATTAACTGTTGAGCAGTTAAGAAAATTGCATGAAGCAAAGTTATCACCTATCCGCTCTAAACATCGTGATATGTTCTTTCTTATCTTCTATCTAATGGGTATCAATGTTAAAGACCTATCGAAATTAGAAAAAATAGAAAACGGCAGAATCTCCTATCGCCGTTCAAAAACGGGAACGCTATATAATATAAAGGTAGAACCTGAGGCTATGGAGATTATTGAACGATATAGAGGAAAAGAGCATCTGATAAAGCAATTCGATAGAAAAGCATCGTATCTAAGCTTTGACCAAGCCAACAATAGATGTCTTAGCAAAATCTGCAAAAGTATAGGAATACCCGAAGTAACTACTTATTGGGCAAGACATACCTTTGCTACTATTGCTTATGAGATTGGTATCAGTATGGATATTATTGCAGACTGCCTTGGGCATAAGAATAGCCATAGAATAACCTCTATATATGTGCGAAAAGACCAACAACGGATTGATGAAGCCAATCGAAAGGTTATTGATTATGTTCTATATAACAAGAAGGGGTAGAGCTTTCGCCCTACCCTTTCTTATTATTGTAATAATAACTCTTCTTTAATACCAAGCTTTTTTGACTCTTTATTAAAGAATTCTACTTTACGTTTTACTTTTTCTTTAAACTGCTCGAACAATGCAATTAAAGCTTCTTGCTCGGTATCAAAAAGTGATTCCTCTCTAATTGTATGCTGTTTAGTTCGTTCACGATAGTCGGGCTTATATTTGTAATCTATCCACCAGCCAGAAGGGTTAAGCTCATTTCCCTCGAACCAAGATACGTTGCAGCATCCCTTTACTATACAGCGTTGTGGGGCTTCAAACCATTCATCAATATACCAAGCAATATCACCATTCCTATATTTTGGAATGGGTCTTTCCTCTTTATTTGTATATTTATATTCTCCCATATTGTTAATGTTTTACAATTTCCAAATACTTCAACTTTGCGAATCGGTATGAGTTATATGTTTCACCAAGCGTTTTATACACCTTAGATGTGAAGTACAGAATGCAGCCTGTATAATCATTAAATCCTAAGATGATATACTTATCTTCAATATACCCTGCTACGTATGCCCCAATGTCCTTACCTTTATAAAGAACTCGCTCACCTAGATGAGCATTGAAAAATTCCTCGTTTGTCATACGCTATCGCTATTTTAGTTCATCAAAGTCAAGCCACTCAATCTTATCGTAGCACTCATACAGAACTTCGATACGCTGTGTTCCGTCTCCTCTAGTGACAATCCATACATCATCACTCATCGCTCCGTAATGAAGAGCCGTAGGATTTACGCCACCTCCACTATATCGGAACATTACCCACTTTTTTAAAGGAGGCTTCTCTTCCTTTAGGTCGTGCCATAATGATGCAGCATTCACGTAAGGAACGTTTTCCGTATCACAATCGGTAACACCAATCTTTTCTGTACTGAACGTTACCCCGTTCAGCTCATTGTAATCTACCTCATCTTCATTGCTACAGATGTTGAGGTAAATCTTCTTTGGTAAATTCTTTACTTTCATATCACTTAAATTTAATGATAAAAAACTCAGTATCAAGCCACTTATCGGGGCAAAGACCTTTTTTAGGCTTGCCGATGGTGATACTCTCAATCTCCTTCTCAATTCGTGGACTATCCTTGCGGTAGCCGTTGATGAAGAGGACGTGGGTGTAAGGAACAGCCTTGTAATATGGACTATTGATGCAATAGTTAGCCATTTCGGGGCTAATACTATCCCAGTTTTTAACGCAATGAGTGGGTATCTTCTCGTTGGTACAAGTATCTTCATTCCATAATAAGAAAAGGCGTTTTACCCAATATCCTTTTATTGTCCGATACTCTTCATTCTTTCTTCCGTCCGCAATCATATCGAACCATTGCTTACTGACGGTGAGGGTCAATACTTTCTTTTCCATACGCTATAATTCTTCTTTTTTAAATTCACTTTTTGGAACTCTGTAAGATGTACTATGATATTCACACTCATCATCTTTACCTATAATATATTTGGCAAGCATATCTTTCAATGCCTTATAAGCTAAAGTGTTGTGACGAATCTGAATACGTATAAAGTTCTCATTATCACACATTGTAAGTGGTGATTGATTATTCATATACACCTTGCCTTTCTTACCAAGGTTACTTCCGTTGTAACGTTGGTAGAAATATCCGCTAGCCTTATGCTTGATTCTGTAAGGTTTAACCATAACTATTCTTCGTTACATAAAGTTTCTACTACCTTTGTTCTTGTGGTTTTTGTTACAGGGTCATATTCGTCATGAAGAGCCTTTACCACACCTTTTTTGTTGGTAAAATAAACCACTCTGCCACCATCATAGAAACGATATACGGTTATACCATCCACAACAAATAGCTTCTCTACTTTAATTTCATTAATAGAGTCTGATGTTGGAACATTAATTCCTTTGTTATCGTTGCAAGAAACGAGCAGGAATATAACCGATACAAATAATAATATAATCTTCTTCATACGCTACTTATTTTGTTAAACTTATTGCCTTTTTGATACGATGGTCGAACTTGTTGCGATATTTACACTTGCTCGAACCTTCACAGAACGTAACACAACCATACTCGTCATAAGCTTCCTTAAACTTCGCTTTCCAGTAAGGTAAAGGATGCTTACTTGGATAATCAGCATAAGTGTCTGCTTTCATTATCTTCTTTGCTAATCTAATCTTCATCCTTCCACCTCCTCCCAGTCTGTTGCAAGAATATCTTCGCAAGTGAAATAACTCCAACAACTTGGAAAAATATGAATGAACCCTTCCGAAGAATGTGTTGTTGCTTTATAGAAAATATTGATATTTTTATCTTTATCTATCCATAGTTTGTCAACTATACCCCAGCCGATTCTTCTCACTTTCTTTCCTTCCTTCATTCTTCTCAGAGCCTCCGAGAAGTCAAATGTTTCCTTGCTCATAATGATTTTGCTTTAAAGTTGTAAATTGGCTTAATGACATCAATGACATCAACCGTAGGTTTGATTAACTCAACGAACTCTTCGACTTCTTCTATACTATTCAATATAATAGTAATGCTCCCATCTTCGTTCCAATGCTGATTACTTACATCTACCATAGTTTTATCCTACTTATCCTTATCGAATTTGTTGCCAACGACTTTTGCATAAGTTATTACATCATTACCCAAACTACCTACACATTCGTGAAGAGGAATACCTGTATAATGACCTTCCTTTTGCGCCAAGAATGCGCCTTCACCAAAAATAACAACATACTTAATATAGTCATCATCAACATCCTGTAGAATATCTCCTTCCCAAATTTCATTGCCTTTGCAGTCTTTTAGCCCTGTGAATTGGCAGACGGTAGAAGCATCAACAATTACAGAAAGATTTTTATGCCTTCTTATATAGATTCCGTTACTTTGGCGAATCAAATCACCTTCAATCCATTTCCCACTATTAAGACTTTTTGCCTTAAACTTTATGTTTTCTATGTTCATAAGCTATAATTGCTTTAATTTATTGAATATCTTGGCAAAGCGGTGCATGTAATCAAAGTTTACGCTTTCACCATGCTCACTCACCATTCTATTATACAGCCAACGTAGATGCTCAGCATCCTCGTGGAATTCTTTAATATCTTGTTCATCTAAGACTATTTGTTTCTTCATACGCTATTTCTCTTTTCCGCAATACTTTTTTGATAAGCCATTGAATCGTTCATAATTCGGCAGCTTGGGAGAGATTTCAAACTTCATCGTTGTAACATCATATCCTCTATCAGTCATTTCTTTAACAAACTCTTTTGTGAAAACCTTGTCGAAGAGATAATGAGCATCTGTTTGGGTCATAAACCCTAGAGGGTGATAAGCACCAATGCAGTTCTCTTTCTTATCCCAATATGCCGTTAGCTTATCTTTCTTTTTAAGACTCATACGCTACTTATCGAATTTATTACCAATAACTTCAAGGAATGCGATACATTTGTCTACATCGGAGAGTTCAAACAGATACATGTCGTCATTCACTGTTCCTTTCTTACGAATAAAGAATGCACCACCGTAATCAGAATACATTACAGTATATTGACTGCCCGAATTTGTATTAAGAAGAGCATCTCCTTCCCAAATCTCATTTCCTTCACAATCTTTCAACCCTGTGAACATACAGACTGTAGAAGGGTCAACGTCAGTTATACCATCTTTTATATGGTCTCCTCCTATACATACCCTATTCCCAAGACGTACTAAATCGCCCTCAAACCATTTTCCTGAGTTGAGCTGCTTTGCCTTGAATTTTATGTTTTCGATTTCCATAAGCTATAATTTTAAATAAAATAGTTATCGAGCTGCCATTCACTGATATTTATGTAGCCGAATGTGGCATATATCATTATTCCTATAAATGGATTATAATCAACTCTGTAATCACAGCCCTTTACAAATGTAACACCATTTATAATTGTGTCGCAAATACAAGTAACCTTTCTCATTTTTTTATCTATACAAGTTCGACAGGCTCATCGCTCCAAGATAATTCTCTTCCGATGAGCTTCTTGATTGAGCCTTTAGGTAAATCAATACCTTCTTCTGCATATATTATAAAATCTCCGTCATCAATATCATCAGCATTTGCATACCATAACTTACTTGATTGTTGACGTATTAGTTGTTCTCTATAGAAGGAAACGTACTTTTGAGTACGTCCTCTTAATGGTTCTTTACAAAAAATATGTTCACCATTTTCATCTACACATAACCATGCCATAACTATATCTTTTTAAGTTTTATCTTTATTGCCTTCAAATTTCTTTCACCTCCATCCCAGAAGCATGAACGTCTAAGATAGAAAGGTTGACCTTTAAGCCAAGGGAACTTATCATAAAAAGCCTTCCATTTAGCCTTTCCTGCCTTCAAAGAGGGTACTTCAATACAGCTTCTAGCATAGCAGCTACCAAAGACTAGTGTATTATTGCAAACGTTTTTATCCATAACTATTCCTCCTCTTTTATACCGAATGGAGTTCCATCGGCAAAGGTGAACCATTCAAAAGCCGTTTCAAAATCAAGACGTTCAACATCTGTTTCGATTCCGTCTGTCTTTATTCTTTGAATAATGAGGTAAACGTCCTTACTGCTTTCTATGACCTTGTATTTAATGAACGGCTCATGTTTTCTTATTTCTTGCCAGCATTCTTCTTCGGTGTTGAATGGTCGGAACTTTGCTTCGCTTTGTTGTTTGATGCGATACTCTGTATTATTCCAAAACTCAATCTCTTTCATTTCCGTCCAATCATTCGGAACATCTGTACCTTTTACGGTACTCGGTTTTGTCCTACTCTCAATTACCTTCCCTTCAGCATAAGCTTGCAGAATAGGATAAAATTCTTTAGCTTCAATTCTATTCATAGCTTTAATAATTTAGTTAAATACTTATCCATACTATAATACACTATCTGAGTAATAGTGTATACATAGAATGATTCACATTCTTTAGTTTCTTTTACTCGTAATATAGTACTTCCTGTTATTACCCATATTGCTGGTATGATTAAAGGCAACAAAGAACCTTCAATTACGAATACTATAGTACATATAGGAATCATAAGTAACACATATACTAATCGCTTCAAGATTTTCATATCAATCCTCCAACTCTATGTTATTTTCTGCTGCGTAGCCATCTTGTGCTTCCTCACAATACTGACCTTCGCAAAGCCCACCTATGCCGATGTTATATTCTGAGATAATGTCCTTGTTACAATACTCACAGATAGCATCGCCAAGTTTATTTTGTAATTCTTCTCTTGTCATAATAGCCCCAAATCCATTAATTTCCATTTAGTATATTCTTCTGCTACACTAGGCGCACTCAGTGCATACATAGCTAAAAGATAGCCTTCGCAAGAACTTATATATTTCCCGAAAGCATTACGATAATCTAACTCTTCCTTCATGCTTTGAATTACAGATTTTTTACTCATTGCTTATCCTCCTTTGCTTTTTTAAGATAAAATTCTCTCCAATCTTCAAAAGTCCAATCTCTTGTGTTATGAGTAAGATTGAAAACTTCCGTATCTTTCTCTAACTGGAATAATAGCCAAGCATAATCTTTATATCGCTGTCTTAGCAATCTCTTGCGACACAATCTTACATGCTTGTATAACTTATAATCAGCGGTTGCAGCATCAAAGATTATTTTACCTACTATTGCTAACAGATAAGCAGATATAACGCCTAATGCAATCCAACCTAATATTGTAATTACTAAGTCCATATTCTCTTCTTTTTACCCTCTCCATTTTACAGGAGAGGGTGGTTGATTACTTAGATGGCTCAGTATATGATACTGGTTCCCAAACATCATAAGCCGTCAGTAAAGCAGGAGCGATAACTGATGGGGCGAAGATGATAGATACTACAACATCTGGAGCATTCAACTCGTAGTTAACACCTTCTACTTTGTTTTCCTTACTAGCCCAGCCATAAGGCTTTGCTGTAATCGTAGAGCCATCTTTCTTTTTAAAAGTCTTCTCGCTAGAGCAAGAAGCGAACAAACTTGCAACGACTAAGGCTGCCAAAATAATCTTTTTCATATTACTATTTATTTATATCCTTTGCAGGATGGTTAGTTACTAAAGCTCATCAAACTCTTTCTGAAATCTCTGTTTTGTTTCATTCAGAAGCTGCTTGAATTTAGTTTTAAACTCTTCGTCACATTCTGATAATCCATAAATACTGTGAGCAATGTTTGTCGAATGAGAAGACATATTCAAAAGCTCATCTACTTTAGGAATCAAGCTTTTTGCTAAAATGTTAGCTCTTTCTAATTTGTCTATATTCATATTACTATCTATTTATATCCCATAAGGGATGGTTAGTTATTCTTTTTTCGGTTTAATACCCCATGCAAGGCATCCAAATCTAATATCAGTACTAATGTTTGAGCCATCAAAAACTATCTCTTCTCCTCCAATAGACGTTAGGGTGATACCTATAGGCAATGAAGGGTAGAGATATAGCGGAATCAAACGAAGTCCAAGAGTATTTTTCTCTTTGGAAACCTTCTTATCAAATTCCTCCTTTGTAAGGTGTCCCTTGTCTAATTCAGATTGTAAACAAGAAATTTCTTCCTCAATATCTTCTTCGGATTGCCAACTTCCAAAATGTAAAGCCTTACACTGACTTTCCGTAAGAGCATTCCAATCAATGTCTTTCTTAAATTGTTCTTGAACTTTTTGCCAAGCATCATTGAGACGTTCCTTTTTAAATTCTTCGTCCCACTTTTTATATACTTGGATACACGCAATTTGATTTGCGAGCCATTTCAAAGTATTACTAACTTTGTCTTCTAATGAAATTTGTTCCATATTACTATCTTATTTAATTTTCGTGATACTATCAACTTCCATACTCAATAATACAAACTCTCTATTGGAGCGAGTGCCATCTTTCTTAGCAGGGTTGATTCTTACCTCAATCATGCCAGAATATCTTGCGCAATTTCGTTCTGGAATAATGCTTGCAATCCAACAAACATCACATCTGGAGCAGCTCACTTTGTCACCAACCTTGTATGGTAGACTTTCGATGTACTCCTTCACATCAGAACAAATCTGATTGTTAGCATCATTGATAATACTTTGTTGCTTGGCAACCTTTGCTTTTAATTCTTCTTTTGTCATATCTTTAAAATTATGTCCGAAGACGTTAAACATTTAACAATACTCTTTTGAGCTTTATTCGCAAATTCTCTTTTAACTCTTTAGCTTCACTCCAAGGTGTATATGTTGTGGTATAAAAATTATAACTACGTTCATCTACACAATGTAAGCCTGTTATGAGTAATTCTAACTCTTTGTTTGATAATACAACATTTTTATCCATACTGCTATTATTTATGCCTGAAGGCGGTTAGGATTTAACTATATAAAGTTGTTCATAAACAGTAGATTTCACTACAATAGGTTCAGAACCTAAGTCGTTATCATCTATCTTGATGGCAATTTCCATATCACCCTCTTCATCGTAAACATCTTGAAGCTGTTGAATAAATTCACTTATAAGCATTTTATTATATTTTTATGCCCGAAGGCGTTAATCACCATATTTATATAATTCTTCTTCACCACTTGAATCATACCCACAACAAGGACAAACCCATCCATCTATTATAACAGATTTTTTACACTTAGGGCATAAGCCTCTGACTTTATTAAAACTTTCTAAAGCATATTGGCAAGCTTTCAAATACTCTAATTCATCTTCGTTAGCTTGATTATCAATAAGTGCCTTATACTCATCCTTATCTAAAACTACAACTTCTAATGCCATACCTACACCTCCATTTTTGAGTTAATTCTCAGACCGAAGAGAAGGTGCTGGAGTTGATGGACAAAGCTAATGTAAGTGATGTGTCCCATGTTTAGACCAACACACACCTCGAACGCACCATCTCTATCTCTATCTACACCTATAGATATATATAAAAGAGTTCTTTCTAGTGGAATGTAATACCGCCAATCATGATACATTTCTTTCTTCCATCCATTTTTCTTTAGAATCTCTGAAGTAACAGGAATTGGTACAATATCCTTAACCCAAGCACAGCAGTCGCCTAAGAGATAGCCTTTATCTCCTAATTCCGCACCTTCGATGTTCTCTAAGCAGGCAACACCTTTAAGAACCGTTCCATCGTCCAACTCCAAAGTCTTTGATGGGTCTGATGATGTTACTCGGTAAACAACATCTTTGGCAGTACCTAGCGGTACTCCGTTTGTCATTACCAAATCTCCTGGAATATATTCTAACTTATCCATAGCTTAGTCCTTTTTATTAACGAAATCCTCATATTCACCTATCGTGATTTCCACGAAGTCTTGATTTTGCTTCTCGGCTCGGATGCTGTTATCAAAGTAAACGAAAATACGGTCTTTGTGACGAAGGAGCTGAGTAGTAGAGAAACGTCTAGCTAGAGAGACTTCTATATTCAGTTTCTCCATTACCTCGAAATGGTTAGCAACGGATTTATAGGAGAGAAGAACGGAGGCTATTACCTTGCCTTGCTTATATCGCTTATTAGGCGTAATAGCTACATAGTAACCATCCTCCAATTTTACACCGTCTATCTTCTTCCACACCTTCTTATCTAGCGTATCGTAACGCTCAGAAGGAACCCATATAGCAGTAATCTCGTACACTCTTGTGAGAGTACTGTTAGGCTGATAGCCCTGATATTTTTCAAATTTGAAACCTACGGCTTCTTCTACTCGTTTCATGTAGGCTTGATGCTCTTCAAATTCTGCATCGAGAATACTCTTAATGTCTTCATAAGCCTTTGTCCCTTGTTTTGTTTCGTATAACATATCTCTTTACTTTTTACGATGATTAAACTTCTTTATAGCATCCTTCTTAGAGGCTGCCATAATCTTAACACCCTTGATGGTGAACTCATGCTGTGCCTTTGGCTGACACTTCTGCTTATCAAAAGGAATATTGCCGCTTGGTGCGTCAAGTCTAGGACTTGAACACCCGAAAATATCATCTTGTGCATAAGCTGCCGTAGCAGCCATTATTAAAGCCATTCTCATTAAATTTCTACTCATACGTTTTACTCCTTAACTTCTTTAAAAATTACCGATTTTCCATCTGAGCGTACACCTTCACAACATGCAAATTTTATACATACTGGATTATCCTCAAAGAAGCAACCTCTACAACCATTTTGCTCAACTGCTTTAAGAGTGATTCTTTCTCCAACTTTAAGCTCTTTCATTACTCACCTCCTTTCGTAATCAAGTCAAACAACTCATCTACAAATATCCAATCAGACAAATGGAATATATTGACTTGCTCTTCCCACATTTCTTTATATGTATCGCAAGTGGTTTTATCAAGCTCATCGTTCATATCGTAGAGCTTTCTATTACCGAATTCTTTTGAGAACGCAAGAACCTTTCCGTTGTCGTTACGTGGAACTTCGCTAGCAGGGTGAAACATGTCCTTCAATAGCTCATTGATACCCCACTTAGCACCTAGTCCAATGGCTTCTTTGATGTCCTCTTTGTAGAACATTTCTTCCTTTTCATCATTGTTGAAGACTATCTCTTCACCATTAAGCAAGAATCTATCCTCGTAGATTTCTTCCTTTGCAGCTTCTATTTTATTATCATCTATCATAATCTACCCTTTCTTTTTCTAAGTTCTAACATCCTCCTAGTTCTACGGTTTTCCTTGCCACTAGTAGGATTACCAGCGAGTTTAAAATGTGGAATGCAATCATAATCTCTATAGATATGAGCTTCATTGATTGCATTGATTTCTTCACTAGTCAAGGCTTCTTTAAGTGATACACCAGTTGGTGTTACAATTATCTTTGCTTCGTCTCTAATCATTGCTCACCTCCTTCCTTTGGGAACAAATCATCAATATTGATATATTCTACTAATGAGCCTTTAATGTAACAATCCCAAGCCTTTGTATCGACGACATCAGCTTCAAAACATTCTTCTTCTTTGTCTTTGTAATGAAGCAATAAATAGTTGCATCTGCGTTTCGGCTTTTCGTTAGCAGGATGCAACAAGTTCTTCAAGAACTCTTCTTGCATCCACTTAGCACCAGCCTTGAAGCTATCTTTGCCCCTAAGACAAATCATTTCTTCCTCAACCTCGCCACTATTGTATCTAGCATACTCTGTCTCAATATGCTTATTAGCAGCAGGTTCTATTTTCTTATCGTCTATCATAACTATTGTTGTATTAAAAATGTAAATATTAACGTTCAAGAAAACTAAGTAAAACAGCATGTTCTTTATATGCGAAAGAATCTGTTCTTCCCATTCTCTCAAAGCGTTGCATTTGCCTTTTACAATGCTCTATAAGTTCTTTCTTAAAAGATTCGTCCATATCTAACCCTCCACGTCTTTAGTTGTACCTACCAATGATTCATTGCCGATGTAAGGAATACAGAATTTCCAACTACAACATGTAGTTACATATCTTCCATCATCTTCTGTAATATGAATAAAGAAACTTGCTCTCCACATATCATTATAACTATCTCTAACTAATACTTTCTCAAAAGGTTTGAATTGGAGTTCTTTTTTAATATCCACAATCTGTTTCTTCTCAGCATCCAAAGCCTTGCCTTCCTTTTCGAGAGCATCAAAGAGCTGCTGTTTCTCTTCTTCTGTAGCAAATCTATACTCTTCAGATGATTCCACCTCATCGGCAAACAATAATCCAAACATTTCATTTAGAGAAATATAGAAACTAAGGGTATGCTTATAAAACTTTCGGCATATTGCTACTGATTTTCCATATACCACTATATCCCCATCCTTGAACTCAAGCTGCTTTTCAATCTCCAAAGTTTCAAGATTGAGTTTGCCATCCAAGTGTTCCTCAATGTTTTTGATGTAAGTCTGAGCAACATCATCGGTTGCTTTCTCAAATACAGAAGTTAACATTTTGTTTTCTTCTTTATTATAATCTTCTACGTCAAATTCTTTCCAAAGATAATGCTTACCTTTAAATCTTGTGTAGGTATCATCCTCAAACTTTTCAAAGATAATATACACGTTATCTTTACTCACCAGTACATCGCCCTTCTTCCAAGAAAACTTTGCCCAATCACGCATTTCCTTAGAAGGAAAGAGAATCTGTAAACCATCAGGATAACCTCTTTCTGTACCAAATTCGGAATAACCACGATGGCAAGTAGTATTATTATTAGTCTCATTCGTACACCAGACTACTGTTTCTGTATCTGTAGTACTGATAGTATCTAACTCTACATCTATATTATGCAACCAGTCATACAACTTAGTTCCTTGCGGTTTATCCTTTAAAATAGCCGCTATATTAATTTTTGTCTCCATATCACTTCACTCTTTTAAATTGAACATTCTTTCCGTCTTTTCTGTCGATTGCGGCACAACAAATATCTTTGCAGATATTTTCATAAATATTGCTGCTTATCTCGTCAAAGAAGCAACCATTACATTCTTCTGTCTCGCTTTCAACCACCTTTAAGGTGATTTCTGAGCCAATAGGTAAATCTTCCATAACTAAACCAATTTTTGTGTTAAACAATACTGGTAGTAACTTATACTGCCAACATATTTTGATATTCTTGGCAGCTCACCATCATAAGGAGTGACTTTCAATCCATCAATGAAATCAGCATTCTCAGTTGATACCTCGGTATCATGCTCATTCATAAACACCTTTTGCACTGTCGTAGAATGGCTTTCAGCTCTAAGCTTACCGAGTGACCGCCAAACCTGCTTGCTATGGATGAACAATCCATGCAAAGGAATAGTCTTTACTTCTACTTTTGTTCCCATAACCTTTATTTTAATACATCTATTCTCTATCTAAATAAAACGGGGAATATCGCAATATTCTTATTTCTCTTCTCATATTAATCTCAGCTAAACAAGCAGCTTTATAAAGCTTAATATATGGCTTATCTTTGAGATATTGAATAAATTCGACAACAGAATATTCTTTCTTTTCCATAATCTTAACCATTTAAAGATGATAATAACTATTTGATACCCTTGCGCCCAAATCGAAGCAGCCAACAGCATCAGGCTTTAAAAATCTCTTTTGAAGCTTCTCTAAAGCCTCTTTATACTTCTGCTCCATGTGCTTGCAATGAAGCTTTTGAGCAGTTCTAAGTTGAATGATAACACCCTTACAAGCTACCTCGTATTGTTTTTCTGACATCATTTTCTGTATCTCCTATATTTAAACGTTAAACAAAATCTTAGTTTTTTATAATCTAATTATATACCACCACAGAAGCGAAGCGAGCCGAAGGCGAGCCTTCCATTACCTCATAGGTATTAGCATACACCCTACAGACTACCCCTCCCTTGATATAAGTATAGTTATTGAGTATCATATCCTTTACATAGTCAATAGAGGATAAAAAACGCTTTTCTATGTTTCTGTATTTGCATAAAATCTCGTTTTTGACCGCAAACTTTACCAAATCAAAAGCTTTTTGTACGCTTACGCTTAACTTCTCAGCTATATACTTATATGATATACCATTCTCTCTAAACTTATCGCCGTAGCCAAAACGATTACAAACCTTCTTAGCCGCCTTCAACTCTTTTAAGCCTTTAGGGTGCTTAGACTGCTGAATCATTTGCTTAGCGTAATTCTTTCGATTCTGTACATCAATGATAAGCATAGCAGATAAGGTATCTTCTATGAACTTTACATTCTGCGCATAGGCATTCTTTTTAGAATCATTCCTTGAAATAAACTCGATATTAGGAACAAGGACGTTCCTGTGAGAGGTATGACTTTTTAGAGACTTGAAGACGAGGCAACGATTATTCTTGCCCGTGAACTCAACCAAGCCCAGAGCCTTCAAGGTATCAATACGCTTACGGACAGCACAGGCACTTACTCCCGTGATTTCGTGAAGCTTATTGATGCTCCATCTTTGCACGGCAGAAGACTTGACCCTTGTCTTAATGAAAAGGGAAAATGCAATTGCTTTCCTTAACTCGGGATTGCAATACATATTGTTCAATATCTTTCTGCGTATCTCCATTTTACAGATATTTTAAAAAGTCAAGAGCAGCAAAGAAATGGGGATTCTCTGCTGCTCCGTATTTAGTAGCCTTGCGGCTCACGTAAATCCAAACTCTTACACGTTAGAAAGCTCCCCATAAGCTTGCTAGGTGATAGTGTTCTTTCTTAAACACACCGCAAAATTAATAAAAATCTGTCAAATAACCAACTTTTCTATTAATAAATTTAAAATAATTAATAGATTCTATTCGCTTTTTAATAGATTTTTATAACTTTGCATTATATTTTCTATTAATAACCAAATAATAAGTAATAGCGTATGATATACAATCAATATCAGCAGTATGAACTCTCCGACCGCATCATGCAAGCGGTATGTGAGGTAGGCAAGGTTACGTTCATGGAACTTTGCTCTGCGGTGAAGACCGTCAAGCTCAACACCCTTAGAGGACTATATTGTCTCATAAGCCGTGATTATTGCATTCATCCCGACCGCTCGGCTCGCCTACTCTGCCGTACCAGAGCAAACGTAATCAATCAAGCACGAAAGTATATGCAATACGTTCAGTCAAAGGATAAGTACACCTTATCTATATATAACCAAATCGTAGAACTCTTAAAAAGTAACAAAGAATGAAAAGAACAGATTATGAGCTTACCTTGCCCGACCAGCTCTTCCCAACGGACAATGACCTAGAGATTCCGACACTCGATATTGGTATGCAAGCTAAGGAGTGTCAGTCACCATTCCTCTGCTTCGGCGAACAGAAGAGAACCTTCAATCTCAATGGCGAAGGCTCTTTGCACTTCTATACCGATGATTACCGCTTCTCAGCTATCTACGAGCACCCTGAGAAGATATTGCAGCATCACCCTGCCGTTATCGTTGAGCCGAACTTCTCCTTATATAATGAGATGCCCGTATCTTTCGGCTTGCAAGCTATCTACAAGAAACGTTGGATTGCCCGTTGTATGCAAGGTAAGGGTATCGGTATCTTCGTTGACCTTAACGTGGAGCAGAAGTTTTATCGCCTCAATATGATTGGCGTACCTCGTGGATGGCGTGCCTTCGCTACCCGTGGATATTCGGATAGACTGAATAACCTCGCCTTTGAGTATTCCATCGCAAGCGATTGGGCAGAGGGCAAAGAGCCGCTATTTGTTATCTACGGCGGCGGTGCTGAGTGTCGGCGGTTCGCCCAGACCCATAGAGGTTGCATCTACATCAACCCCGTTGTCACTACTAAGAAACAGCTTGCCGCCTTGCAGAGGATTCACGAAGGTGTTGCCTTTATCGGAGAAGAGTTCTCTGTTAAGGCGCAGCTTGATAAGCTCACACCTTTCTCCAAGCAGATTGAGGATTTCCGAGCAGATAACGTCTCTAAACAGATTGAGGAAAAGTAAGATTGTTTATGCGAGATATGGCATTTATTTGCTGTATCTCGCTTTCTTTTGTATCTTTGCATCAGCAAAACAGAAATTGTGGAATATAGGTTCTGAGGTGTCATAACTATATGTATTAGTTAAGATTTGGTTAATTGAAAATAATAGTTAGTTTTTAGTCTATAAGCAGCCGCCTGTGATAGGTAGCTGTTTTTCTTATATATAATAGGTATAATATTTTATGATAACTTCAAAGGCTACTCATTATATGGGTAGCTTTTTTATTTGTTTACACGCAACCTATTATTTTCTATTAAAACCCGAATAATCTCCGTAACTTTGCAAATAATAATTATTAAATAATAAAATTATGGCAAGAGAAAAGAAAATCTCACAGAACCCATCCATCGCAAAGGATGAGCTTCTTGTAAAGCTGGGTTTTCGTGAAATGATTGACATTACAAAGCTCCTCTATAATGAGGGGCAGATTGATGGCGTTCCAAAGAACCCTCGCTACTTAAAGGAGAGCGAGCACGACAAGCTCGTCAAGTCACTCGCCGATAGCCCAGAGCTCTTAGAGTACAAGCCTTTGATGGTTTATGGCTTGGAGGATGGTACATACGTCACCATCTGCGGTAATATGCGCCTCAGAGTGGCTAACGAGTTACGCATCGGTGGAAATACGAACTTCGATAAGCTGCCTTGTTTCGTCTTGAAGACCGATACCCCAATTCAGAAAATCAAGGAGTATGCTATCAAGGATAACGTGCAAGCAGGTAATTGGGATTGGGATGAGCTTGCCAATGGTGAATGGGAAACCGATGATTTGCAGAATTGGGGTGTTGATTGCTCTTTTCTCAATACCGATGAGGATGATACCGATATTGATGAGCTATTCGAGGATGCCCAAAATACCGAGAGTAAAGCAAAAGATATTAAGCTCTCCGTCCATATTCCACAAGAGTTGGAAGATAAGGTAGATGAGATTAAGGAGATTATCAAGTCTGCCGTTTCCGAATACGAAGGTGTGGAAATAAAATAATAGAGATATGGAAGTCTATCTTGCGGCGGTGGCTTACTGGAAATCTTAGTAAGTTTTGGAAAAGTGTTAGTATGGGATTATATATAGCAGGGACTTTAAGCAGACCCTATGTTTATAAAAAGGCTATGGAAGTTTTTTTAGCAGGTGAACACCCAGTAAAGAACGGCAAGGATGCCGATTGGGAAGGATTAAATATATTGGAAACTTACTATTATCTACAGAATAATAAAGAGTTTCCTCGATTGATAGGCAATTTTCAGAATTTCCTATTAGATAGTGGTGCTTTCACATTTATGTCGGGAGCAGGTGTAGTTAACTTCGATAAATACGTAGAAGGATATGCTGCATTCATAAAGAAGTGGAACGTAAAGAACTTCTTTGAGCTTGATATTGATTCCGTTGTTGGTATCAGAGAGGTTGAAAGACTTCGTGAAAAGCTCGAAAGATTAAGTGGACGTAAGCCTATCCCCGTTTGGCATAAGTCACGAGGAAAAGAGTATTTTGTTGAAATGTGCAAGAATTACCCTTATGTGGCTATCGGTGGTATCGTAACCAAAGAAATACCTATCAATAAATATGAAAAGTTATTTCCTTGGTTCGTAAAGACGGCACATAAATATGGCTGCAAGATACATGCCCTTGGATATACAAATATCAGAGGATTGCATACTTATCACTTTGATTCCGTGGATTCTACAGCTTGGCTTTATGGTAATATGAGCGGTTCTATATATAAGTTCAATGCCAAGAACGGAACTATGGATAAAACAAAAGCACCTGAGGGTAAGAAACTTCGCTCAAAGTTGGTTGCTGCACATAATTTCGGCGAGTGGGTACGCTTTATGAAGTACGCCCGTGCAAGATTATAAAAGATAAATATTTAAATTTTAATTAGTTATGAAAGATTCATTGATTATTGTATCAGGAGGTATGGACTCGGTAACTCTCCTGCATGAGAAGAAAGAGAACATTGCTCTTGCTATTTCTTTTGATTATGGCTCTAACCACAATCAGAAGGAGATTCCTTTTGCTAAGTTGCATTGTGAGCGACTTGGTATCAAGCATATTGTTATTCCACTCAATTTTATTCACGATTATTTCAAATCCTCTCTCCTCGAAGGAGCAGAAGCTATCCCCGAAGGTAACTACGATGATGAGAACATGAAATCAACCGTAGTTCCTTTCCGTAACGGCATTATGCTTTCTATCGCTTGCGGTATCGCAGAGAGTAACGGATTGAAGAAGGTGCTTATTGCTAACCATTTCGGCGACCACGCTATCTATCCAGATTGCCGCAAGGGCTTTATTGATGCCATGTCAGAGGCTATGAAGAATGGTACTTACGAGGGTATCAGCATTGATGCTCCTTACACCAACATTACGAAGACAGATGTTGCTCGCCACGGCAAGAAGCTTGGCATCAACTACGCAGAAACTTGGAGCTGCTATAAAGGCGGTGAGAAGCATTGTGGTAAGTGTGGAACTTGTATGGAACGCAAGGAAGCTCTCCGTGATGCTGGTATCTCTGACCCAACTGAATACGAGGATGAGTAAGGCAAGCGGAGGTACACGAAACTATTCGGGTAACCCTAAGACGATGGCTAAGAGAGAATCAGAATTTCAAGCCATCGTCTCTACGGGCAACTATAAAGATAGCTACTTCGATAAAAGCGGCGGTTATTATGTGGTACATAACAACCATAATAAGATTGCTGACCCGAATACCAATAAGGAAATGTATGCCGCAGAAGTTCTTGCCAAAAAGGGTTATCGTGTATATTTGATGAGCGAAATGTCGTATATAACGGGAGCGAAGAAGACTGATGGCTTCAAAGAGCACGCCGTGATGGATATGAAAACCATCAACTCGGCGAGTGCCTATAAGGTAGAGAATGCATTGAAGAGTGCTGCAAAGCAAGGGGCAGAGGTTGCTATTCTCATACAGAATAACAAGGCTATGACAAAGGAATATGTCAAAGACCAAATTTCTATGTATCTCACTCATGCAAAAGGAAATGAAAGAGGTAACTTAAAAGAAGTTATTGTTGTTGGCTTATCAGGCAATGTTCATCGCCATAAACTTTGATAAAAAACAGCAAAGCAGGTACACCTCTTTGCCTTTGAAGAATAAGCATGAAATCGAGCAGCCAGTGTACTGACCCACCCGATTTATTCCTCTCGGTCGCAAAATTAAGAATAAAAATTGAAATAACAAAATAAAAGGAAGAAAAATTATGTATTACGTTTCAAAAAGAATGGAGATTGCCGCTTGTCATAAGCTGAATCTCTCTTATGAAAGCAAGTGCGCCAACCTTCATGGGCATAATTGGATTATTACTGTCTACTGCAAGGCTGAAAAGCTAAACAAGGATGGTATGGTGATGGATTTTAAGCATCTTAAACAGAAGATTCATGGTTATCTCGACCACGGAAATCTTAATAAGCTTTTGCTTTTCAATCCTACCGCTGAGAATATTGCTAAGTGGGTTACTAAGCAGTTCTCAGAGTGCTACAAGGCAAAGGTACAGGAGAGTGAAGGCAATATCGCCGTTTATTGTGACGATGATAAGATTGACGGAAAGGAGGCTCTCTAATGGCTAAGTATAAGGTAAACGAAATCTTCTACTCTATCCAAGGTGAGGGAAGACATGCAGGTAGAGCGGCTATCTTCGTCCGCTTCTCGGGTTGTAACTTGAAGTGTCCTTTCTGTGATACTGATTTTAAGAAGTATGAGGAAATGGGAGCTATTGATATTCTGAATAAGATTCAGTTGCTCTCACCTGATTGCAAGTTCGTTGTCTTTACGGGCGGTGAGCCTACATTGCAAGTGGATGAGGAGCTTACTACCCTTCTCCAAAATTGGGGCTATTATATTGCTATGGAGACCAACGGAACGCACAAGATTCCAGGCGGTATCAACTGGGTTACTTGCTCTCCTAAGTGTTTATTCGTTAAGGGCGCAGAACCTATCATCAAGATTGCTACTGAAGTGAAGGTTGTCTTTGATGGTGAGCACGAGATTACCGATTGTGGTATTGATGCAGATTACTACTACGTTCAACCTTGTGATACGGGCGATGCGAAGAAGAATGCTGAGATTCTGAAACAGACAGTTGCTTTCGTAGAGGCTAACCCTAAGTGGCGACTTTCCTTACAGCAGCAGAAGATTCTCAACGTAAAATAAATCATTTCGCCTATGAGCAAGAATAAAAAGAAAACCCCGACAAAGTATCGTCCTATCTGCTTTTATTGCGGTGGAAAACTTTGTTGGGATTCATCGGGTGACCGCAGTGAGGATGATGATTCCATAGTGGATTACTATCATTGTATGCGATGCGGTACTTCTTATGAGGCATGTCAGCCAAATGAGGAGGAGAAACAAGATTATAAAGAATTTTGGAAAGGTTAATAATATGGCTAAGATTACAAAAGAAACAGCAGAAAAGCATATCAAAGAACTCTTGGAGTATATCGGTGAAGACCCTAACCGCAAGGGCTTAGAGGGCACACCTGACCGCATTATCAGAATGTGGAAAGAAATATTCAGAGGTTATGACCCTTCACAGAAGCCGAAGATTACCACCTTTGATAACAATGATGACGGTATCGTCTATGATAACATGGTTATCGACCAAGGTGATTTCCATTCAAACTGCGAGCATCATTGTGTTTGGTTTTGGGGCAAGTATTGGTTCGCATATATTCCGAACCCAAAGGGCAAGATTCTCGGTATCTCTAAGATTGGTCGTGTAGTTGATTACTGCTCCGCTCGCTTACAGATACAGGAGCGATTGGTACACGACATCGTAGATATGCTGAAAGAGGCTCTCGGTAGCGATTATCCACCACTTGGTATTGCTCTCGTTATGAAGGGGCATCATTCTTGCAAAGAGTTCAGAGGCGCAAAGAAGAAGGGCATTATGACATCTTCTTACCTTGAAGGTGCTTTCAAGGACGACCCACAAGTGAGGGCAGAGTTTATGAACCTCGTAAATGGTGATAAGTATGAAGGTTAAATCAGTCAAAACAAAAATCTTGGAGGAAGTAGGTTTTCTGCTTCCTACCAAGAAACTTCTTTCTTCTAAGGAAAAAGTTGAAATCATGGAGCAGTTCTTGATGATGCCAGCTTGCGAAGTGGTGAAGCTACAGCAAGATGGGCGTAAGGCTGTTTTTGTTCAACAGATAGCAAAGCTACTCTATAACAACAATCTTGGAGAGTACTTTAATGTACTGAAAATGTGCCGAGAAATGGCAGCAGAGGAAAAAGAGAATAAAGATGCTTTTCTTAAATAAAAGCTATTGTTGGGAATAAATTAGGAATAAAAGTTATTAATATGCCATTATCAAGAGATGAAAGCAAGCGAAAGAAACAGCTTGCAAACCTTGAAAAAGGTAAGTTTAAGAAAGGTGGAGTTGGTAACCCCAAGGGCAGACCACCAAAGCCTAAGACGATGTCATTGTTCATCGAAGAAATGAAGGAGAAGGGCTACGAAGTGCCTTCCTCTCAGATTATCGCAGAGTCTTTTCTGTACATCGCTACCCTGCCCCAAGCCGAATTGGAGGCGGTGTTGACAGATAAGTCACGCCCGATGATGCAACGCATTATTGCCAAAGGAATACTTGACAAGAAAGGACTTGATGTACTCGAAAGAGTTATTGATAGAGCCTACGGAAAGATTCAGCGCATTGACCTTACAAGCAAGGGCGAGCAGATTAAGCAAGACCCATTGCAAGTACACGTTGTTACCAATAATGAAGAGTATCAGAAGATTCTCGCTGAGATTCAGAAAGAGAAGGAAAAGAAGGACGCTGAGCCAGACAGGACAGCAGAATAATAAAAGAAGCAGATAAAGGATAATAGAGATATGCCGCACGTATATTTAGCAAAGAACTACATGAGGGTAAAGGCAGCAAAGGAAGCAGGGTTCACAACTTGCTCTCTTCAAGGAAGTTCACGTTCTGCCAAGACCTACTCGGTTGTGCAGTTCCTTTGTATGTTTTGCTTCAACTATGCTGGAACGACCGTTTCCATCATTCGTGCTGGTATGCCTTCCATCAAACGAACTGTCTATCGTGACTTCAAGGATATAATGCTCAACTTTGGTTGGTGGGATGATAAGTGCATGAATAAATCGGAGTTCGTTTATACCTTCCCTAACGGCTCTTGGATTGAGTTCTTCTCCACCGATAACGAGCAGAAGGTGCGTGGTTCTAAGCGTAAGATACTTTTCGTAAATGAGGCGAATGAGCTTTCTTTCATCGAATGGCAGCAGCTACAGATGCGTACCACGGAGTTCTCTATCCTTGATTATAACCCTTCTTTCTCAGAAGACCATTGGATAAATCAGGTAAATGAGGAGAAAAGCACCTATTGGTTCATTTCCACCTACAAGGACAATCCTTTCCTCGAACCAAAGGTTATCGCTGAGATTGAGAGCCTTAAATGGAAGAATCCGAGCCTTTGGCGTATTTATGGTTTGGGATTGCGCTCTATGGTTGAGGGCTTGATTTTTAAGAATGTAGTTGTTGATGATTATATTCCTATCCAAGCGCACAGACACCGATACAGAGGTATTGACTTCGGTTACTCCAATGACCCTACGGCGATTGTTGATGTGTATATCTACGGAAAGATTATCTATATAGATGAAATATGCTATCAGACAGAAATGCTTGCTTCTGATATTATTAGGATATTGAAAGAGGATAAAAAAAATATTGAGGTAATATCAGAGAGTGCCGACCCTCGTCTGATTGATGAAATCTATAATGCTGGTATTGATATAAAACCTGTAAAGAAGTTCGCAGGTTCTATTCAAGCTAGTATTATGAAGATGCAAGAATACACAATTCATATAACAAAACGCTCTACAAATGTAAGAAGGGAATTTAACAATTATACCTACCGCCAAGACAAGGAAGGAAAGTGGCTTAATGAGCCTATAGATATGTATAATCACGCCATCGATGCATGCCGATATGTTGTCATGGAGAAGTTATTGGGTGATTATGGTAGCGGAATGCAAGCCGCCGACATTCTCGGTCTGATGGGTTAAAATCGAAATGCTTATGAAACGAATATATGATAAACAACCAAGGGAGCATCATCGTAAACGCTCCCACTATAATAGCAGAGGAGTAGCCAAACTATCCTTTGATAATGAGAAGGCAGCCGCAAGATACATAAAGAAAAAACGGCTACTCGGTTACTCCGCATATCTTTGTAGTGAGTGCAATCATTGGCACATTGGAAGACTGCCGAAATAGGCGTTTTTCTTTTGTTTACACAGGGTTTCTTCTTCATGCCTATATAAGTTATATTATTACTAACTTTGCCCTTGTTATAACAAAAAATATTCATATATGAGAGCAATAGAACAGATAGTAGCACAAGATGCGAGCACAGTCCGCTCGGTATTGACAGCAAGAAAGAAAGGCTTTAAGACACCACTGAGTGTGCTTGAAGACCAATGGAATCCATCAAAGCATAAAATCTTTGATGAGGATTTTCGTCCTAAGAAGCGAATCAAAGTACCTACGGGTCAGTATGACCCTATCACACAGAAACCGATTTACAAGGATAAGAAGGTTGAGCCAGTAAGAATCGCTATTCCTGCTCAGAAGTCAATCGTAAATCTTACTGTAGGTTTCTTGCTTATGAATGCCGTTACCTATAAAGCTACGGCACATGGTGTTGATATAAAGAAGATGAACGATAAGCAGCAGAAGCTATATGACGGCATCATGCATTGCTATCACGACAACAAGATGAAGTACTTCGATAAGCGACTTGCCCGTACCCTCTTCAAGGAATGTGAGTGCGCCGAGTTATGGTATATGCCAACAGACGCAGAGGGAAAGCTTCGAGGCGAAATCAGAGTTCAGTTGCTTTCACCTTCAAACGGCGATAAGCTCTACCCTCATTTCAACGATTTCCATATCATGGACGGCTTCGCCCGTGAGTACTATGTATATGATGAGCTTGGAAAATCTGAGTTACATTTTGACGTATATACAGATAGATTGTGCTATCAGTACACTAATATTGATGGCGCAGGATGGAAGCTTATCTCTGCCCTACCTCATGGCTTCACGAAAGTTCCTGTCGTTTACTATAGACAAGACCAAGCAGAGTGGGAAGATGTTCAATGGGCTATTGATAGAGTGGAGACTTGTATCTCTAATTGGGGTGATACAAATGACTATTTCGGCACGCCTAAATACTTTATCAAGGGTCGTTTGGAAGGCTTCGCTGAGAAGGGCGAGCAAGGTGCTGTATTCGTAGGTGGTAACGATTCAAGTATGAACGTTCTTTCTTGGGATAAGTCACCTGAGAGTGTAAAGGGAGAAATTGCTTATCTCTTCAATATCATCTACTCATTTACCTCAACTGCCGACATCAGCTTTGAGAATATGAAGACCTTGGGCAGCAACACCTCGGGTGCGGCTATCCGTTTGATGTTCACCGCTCCTTATATGAAAGCGGATTTGAAGACAGAAATGTTCGGTGAAATGTTCACTCGCCGCTCGAATATCGTAGCTAACGGCATCTGTAATACGGGAGTTTACGTAAAGGGTATCGACCAGAGTGTTGCTGAACAGATTGACTTTGAGCCAGTCTTTAAGCCATATCTGCCAAAGAATGATGTTGAAATGTTGCAACTTATCACTTCATCCAATGGTGGTGCAAAATCTACCTCTAATCGCCGTGCCATCGAGCTTAACCCTCTCAATGATGACCCTGATAAGGTTGAGGAAGAAATGAAGAGTGAACAGGAAGAAGCGTTGGCGCAGCAAGCAGCCCTTTCGGGGCTTGGTAGTGCCGCAAGTGGAAGTCAGTCAGTTTCAAATGAAGAAGAGGAGGAATAAATATGGCAAAGAATAGTGGAAATACGAGAAAGAAGAACTCTGAGAATATAAAAGAAGCTCAGATTTCGTCAAATTTAAGAGCAACTTACGGTGATTCTTGGAATATTAATAATTTCATAAAAGCTTCTCCGTATTTTGATGAGGAAACAGTGTATGAAAATTTTAAAGAAAAATATGCACAACAAAATCCTGCCTATGGTCTCTCACAAGAAATGGATGATGTTGATAAAACGTCTAAAGACCTTGGGGAGGATAAAGAAATAGATATGACAAAAATTGATATTAGTACACCGCAAGAATTTCTCAATATATCAGATACTGCGAAGTATATGAATACTCAAAAATATAATGGAATAAAGGCGGTTAGCTATAATATGAATGGAAAAAATAAATTAATGATTGTAGATGGTAATCATCGTTTTGTTGCTGCTAAGCTTAATGGTGTAAAGAAAGTAAAAATGAGAGTTATAACAATATAAACTATGCCAAAGAAGCTCACATCAAAACAGCAGAAAGAACAACTGAATAATCTGTTCGCCGTTTATAATAAGCGGTTGGGCAGATTATACAGCGATTATGTCAAGAAGCTCACCTCTCTTGGCTATGGAGAAGATGTGCTCGAAGATGATGCGCTTTTTAACTTTGATAACTTTCCGCAGTTAAAGGCTCGTTTGAACGACATCTTTAATGATTACTATCAGAATAGCCTTCTTTGTTATAAGAGCGGCATCACCGATGGCGTTGCGTTGGCGTATAACCACGATGAAATGGTTATAGGCGGTTATTCCGTGCTTACAGATAAAGCTATAAGGGTTGCAAGAGATACCGCCGCAGCCACGTTTATTGCAAATCGTTTGAAAACAAAGAATGGATTGAATCTCTCTCAGATTATTTGGAACTACTGCCAACAGACAAAGAGTGAGTTTGAAATGGCTATGAGTAATACCATTGCGGACGGAATCAAAAAAGGCTCATCAGCAGAGGAAGTAGGCAAGAGCATACGAAAGTATCTCAATGACCCAGATATGATGTATCGCCGTTATCATACTATCAAGGTTCAGAAGAACGGAAAGAAGAAAGATGTGGTGACTTGGCGCAGACGTAGAATCATTGACGGCAAGGTGCGCTTTATTGAAGAGCCATTGGAGAAAGTAGGTATGGGTGTTTACCGCTCGGCAAGAAAGAACGCTCTCAGAGTAGCAAGAACTGAGATAAATTCCGCATATCATAAGGCAAGAAATGAGCGATGGCAGAAAGAACCATTCGTTATCGGTCAGTATATTCACGTATCACCACAGCATAATATTGATGATATATGCAATGACCTCGAAGGTCGCTACCCTAAAGATTACGTATGGATTTCTTGGCATCCTCAATGTATCTGCACCTCAGACCCTATCACTATACAAGGCGAGGAGAAGAAGGAGTTTTATAAACGCTTGATGGCTGGCGAGGATATGAGTAACTACGTATCCCCTTTTGCCGTGCTCACTATGCCCGAGAAGTACAATCAATACATTAAGGATAACTCTGAAGCTATAGTGAAGGCAGGAATGAAGGGTAAATTGGCTTGGCACTTACAAGATAACACAAAGTATTGGGCACATCTTTTAAGCCCGTTAGACCGCAAGAAATTGGGGTTAAAGGCGGTTTCTTCTAAGGAGCTTATACTTGCGAAGGCAAAGGAACGCCACGCCCTTAGAACTAAGGAGCAGATAGATAAGATACAGAGCCGATGGGATAAGCATAGACGTGACTATTACAATGGCTTGGTTCATAATCTGCTCGGTAGTAAATCTGTTACGGATATAAAGAGCCAAGACCTCTTTGAACGGTACTATGCTATCCGCTACGCAATCAAGGACAAAAAGAGTGCTTCTGAGATAGCATCTTTATTTGATAGATTCAAGCGAGGTTATCAGACTAAACTTGCATGGACTGACCGCAAGGTTGCAATGAATGTTATGAAGGTGGCTGCTAATTACGGAGAAACCGATATTTCTTCCGTTCTAAGCGCATTAAAGTCTGCTAACTATACATTAGCAAGGAAAGAAGCGAAAACGCTCGCAAACGCCATTTCTGCCATTAAAAAGGATGAGCTATCACTTTCCGCTCTCATCCCTGATGTCAATAAGTGGCATAAGCAGTTCACGTCCCAGGAATTGCACGGAGTATATGATGCCGTAGAAGCGAAGTTGGCTCAATGGCAAAGCTTAACACTCGAAAAGCAGGCAAGCAAATTGCAATTTGAGGCAGTTGATTTCCTTGGTGGAAATATGCACGGGGTTCAACAGAAGTATGCTACATGGAAGGTATCGCAAGCGGCATATCTCAAAAAGCTTGATGAGGTAAAAACGGCGATTGATTGGGTGAATATCAATAAAGCTTATGCTGACGTAAAAGGTTATAAGACACAGAGCAAGATATATCATAAGCTTATATATGACCTTGAACACGCTATGCTCGCAAAGGATAAGCCCCTTGCTGAGCAGTTGCTTTATGAAGCTAAGCAAAAGAAAGAAACGCTTATTAATGCGAAAGCAAAACGAAATGCGAAGAATGTTGTATTTGATACAGACCGATTCTCTCAATCAAGGAAAGATGCCGCAGTATGGGATAAGGGTAATGGTGCAAAAGCTGATAAAACCCTCGTAGATGTTGCATCCAAACAATGGATAGCAGCAACAGAAAAAGAAAAAGATTTCACATACGAATACACTCATCATTATTGCGATGTAAATGAACCATTACAAGGAAGAAAATATGATAGTTACCAAACGAAGGAAAGGTTCATAGAGAAGGTTAATAATATAACAAGCTATATAGAAAAGAACGAACTTCCTACCGATATGTGGTTTACAAGAGGTGATGATGGAATGAAAGTTATTGAATCACGAATTAAGTTTGCTGGCGGTTCTATGCCAAAAAACCTTCAAAACCTTGTTGGAATGGAAATGCAAGAAGGTGGTTTTATGTCTACTGGTAGCCGAAAAGGAAAAGGCTTCAATACTCGAAGTGTTATCATGAACATATATGCACCAAAAGGGACAAAGGCTGCTTACGTAGAACCTTTCTCTGCTTTCGGTTGTGGTGATAAAAGAAGTTGGGATGGAGTAAGCCGTTTCTCTACGTATAGTTCCGAGCACGAAACACTCTTTCAGAGAGGAACACGAATGCGAATAACAAAGGTTTATGAAGAAGGTGGAAAGACCTATATAGACTGCGAGGTTATAGGGCAAGAAATAAGAGATTTATCTTATGTAAAGGATAGCAATATCGGATATTAAACAAAAAAGGTGTACCATTACGGCGCACCTTTTTCGTTATAGTTCGTTTGGAATTTTATCCTCTGGGAAATGGTCGTTTGGGATAAAGAGGTATTCGTCTATCAGCTTATAGAACCTATCTATCTCATCCTTAATATTGTAGGCTGCTTTAGCCCAGGAAGTGAACATTATAATAAGCAATGTATGTGGAATCCCCTTATATTCCTTACCATTGATTTTCTTATAATATTCTTCCTCACCTTTAAACTTTCCTTCGCTATCAACATACACTCTTTCCATATCGCAAAACCAAGCCATATTTTCGTTGGTATTTGGGTTTTCACCACCTCTATAGTATCGGCAGTGCTTGATTAAATCTTCCTTATTCGCCATATCTATCAATAAATTTAGTTACTACATTCTTCATATCCAAAGGGAGATAGTTCAATGCTTTCTCCTTTATTTCTTGTGGAATACCAAAGAGTGGCTGAGCGATTGAACCAACGATTGCTCCCATCGTATCGCTATCACCGCCGTAGGATACAGCATTTCTGATTGCGTCCTCGAAGCTATCACTATCAAGGACTATTCTAAAGGCAAGAGGAACGCACTCTTGGCAAGTTTCTGCCCATTTTCCTCTTGGTGGTATTCTATCCTCCCATTTAATGCCATAGTAAACGTTTGCTATGATATTCAACATATCTTTCTTTTCTCCCTTTCTCAAAGAAAAGATAGCATTAGATACCGCAGCAGCACCTATCAAACCCTCAGTATGGCTATGTGATACCTTTGCGCTCATTATTGCCTGACGGATAGCATCGGAACTTTCTTTAAATGCCCAAGCTGTCGGACTAACTCGCATTGCTGCCCCATTTCCGTAGCTATCATAAGGCTGTGGATTCGAGCTACGAACCCATTTAGCGAAGCTTGCGCCATACCCACCCATTGGGTTTAGATACTTCTGACACCAGTATTGAAGTGAGATACCATAATCTCCGACATTCGGCTTTTCATTACCGCCTTTTCTAAGAATAGCATCGGCTACGGCTATTGTACAGATGGTGTCATCTGTAAAATTACAACCTTCGTCAAATAGTTTAAATCTATAATCAAATGTGTTATTAAACTCAAACTTTGAGCCTATAATATCACCAATAATTGCTCCTATCATAACTGTATCTCCTATTTTAATGTTAATTATTCGCAAATTTACGAAGAAATATTCAGATAACCAAATATTTTTTATTACTTTTGCATTAATTGTTGTATCGAGTGCGTATCTCCTATGTGCTCACAACGTTAAACAAAACAATTATTTACACTTAGCATCGTCCTCATTCGTATCTCCGAGGGCGGTGCTTTTTCTTTATAAGAACTCTTTTAAAGCAACGTGATAAACGTCATACATCAAGCGAGTTACGTATAATACCGCAACCTTATCAACTACGAAAGAAGGATAAGGCTTACCCTCTTCGATGATTGTGTCTAACGATAATTTCGGGTACTTAGCTGAATATAGCTTCAATGCTTTCAGAAGCTCATTCAACCTTTCTTCCCCGAATGCTTGCTTTATCTTCTCCTGATTTCTGAGAGCGAAACGAGCCATAAATTAATTACTTTCGATAATTGTGAATACGTTTTCTATCATATCGTTACCGAAAAGTGCAGCTATAACATAAGTTTCATTTTTGTTTGGTTTAACCTTATCTATTAGACATTCTTCCATTCTAAAGACTTTCTTTAGTAAGGTAGTTCTTGCTAACTTTACGCTTTCAAAACTACCACCAAGTATTCCTTTTTCTCTATTCACCACTTTGCGAGGAGCGTTCTTTACGTTTATCGCTGTGCTATATGTTACAAGATTTATCTGATACATAATTTATATTCATTTACTTTTCTACTTCATAAAGATATTGAATATCCCCACCGCCAAGAGTGAGGATAACCGAAGGCTCGCCGAGCATTGGCTGCTTATGGAAATCACACCAATACCAATGATTCCGTTTCAGCTTACCTTCTATCACATTCAGCTCCAAATCATTCTTTTCAGGAGCTTCAAGATAATCCTTGCCCTGTCGCATATCCAAGCGATATAAGGCTAAAAGTACGTCAAATGCTCTCATATCTTACTCGGCTTTATTAACGACAACAAGGCTTTCTAATCTAGCCAAGAATGTGTGGTAATCATCCTCGCAGAGAATCACTTGACCACCCGTTGGTGTGGTCTTGCAATTAAGCTTTATAGATGTTTCTATACCGCCATTTCGTGAAGGTTCAACGTAAGCGATATTATCTATATTAACAAGGGTACAATGCCCTTTATACTTTACCTCAATAAACTTTGTCATAATCTTAATTATTTATATCCGCATTTAATACCAGAGCAGCAGCCACCTAAATAGAAGTGACAGAAGCCTAAGAAATAGTGCTTACAATGCTCATTTATCTTTATTTCTTCCTTTTTCATAATTGAATGAATGTAGCAGTTTATTCTTCTTAAAATCATAAGAATAGCCCTTATCCTTCATTATCCCTAATAAGTAGTCTCTTTCTGTATCATTTGCTTTCCTTAGATACCCTGTAGAGTACTTTACATTCGTAGAGGTATTGCCTGCCCCTATCCCTAATTTTTCGAATATGAAAGAATACTTAGCGTGAGCTTCTATCCAATCTTCGTTATGTACTTTATGTAGGATGAAGACGCAATGTTCTCCCCTCCAATCATTCTCCAATGTTAAAATATCGCCTTCTTTATACATACATAATCTCCTTTTAAAAATTGTTCGTATTCAAATATAACAGATAGGCATTATAGCCTAATCTGCTAAACTTCGAGTTGTAGCAAGTGTTGTACCTTTCACAGCTATAACACTTGCTTACTCATATCCTTTAGATTTCAACGACTTCAATACCTTTTTTGGGGTTCTTGGTTGCTCTATCCAAGCTAATCTTGCCATTGAATACTCCCTTAACGAGAGCATAGAACGTGGTGCGTTTAATACCATTTTCCTCGATTGTAGGAACTTTGCCGTATCGTTCGCATTCAATACCCTTATCGGTGAGGATAGTGTTAATTTCCATTACGCCGTAGTAGGATTCCTCGAAACGCTTCTGAATGATTTTGCCGCATACCTTTACCTGATTGCCCTTCTGAACACAAAGCTCTGGCTTTAAGCTATCCTCATAAGCCTTTACCAGGAAGAAAGCATATACATCTTGCTCTTGGAAGCAGTAGAAGTTCTTGGCTACCGCAAGCATATCCTCTTCAAATTCGGTCTTAGGCTGAATCTTTACACCGAACTCGCAAACTGCCTTCACGTAAGCTTCATCAACCTTGAACTTTTTGCTATTCAAAATAGTGTCGATGCCATCCAAGGTAGCTGAGCGATAACGGACGTGTTCAACTTTTGTTCCCTTCTTATATACGGGACAAATATCATACTGAGCTTTCGCTGCCATAATAAGGTCGGATTTAAGAATAGCATTCTTATAGCTTGAATCCTTTCTGCCGCCCCATTTCTCAATATCACCAAACTCATCATCTGTAGCATAGCTCATTCTGTAATCATAGAGTTCGTAGAGCTTTCTTGTAAAATCAGACAAGAAGCCAAATCCCTCTATACCGAACTTCTTAATACACTCGCAGCCTACCTGTAATTCCTCGCCCGTCTTCACATTTTCAACGACATAGGTATTCTTACACCAATGACCGCAAAGGTCACATTTACCATAGTCCGCTCCGTGCGCAAGGTTATTGAAGATAAGTTCCTTGGTTGGGTCAGCAGGGATAAATGCACCATCCATATACGTTGCAATCAATCTCCAATCGCTTTCATCAGGCATATTGACAATAAGGTCGCAAACCTCATGGAAAACCTCGATTCTCTGCCCTCCAATTCCTTCTTTATTGATTACAGGATGATAAAACAACTTCTGATAAGGTTTACCTACTGAGTAGGTAAAGCCTTCAACGTTCTTCTGTGCCTTATCAGCAAACTTCTTTAAAGAATCAACTAAGTCTGATGGAATAAATGTATTGATAGTTCTCATTGTCGTATCTCCTATATTTTATTAACTAGTAAAGCTGTTCTGTTCTTGTATAGCAGCCCTTCACAGCATACTCTTTACGTTTCTTTTCAGCTTCATTGTAATCAGAGCTAACGGCAACTGCCTGCCATTTACCACCTTCGTAAATCTGAGCAACGTAATCAAAAACGTTAGCATCTACTTCTGTTCCATTAATCAATTTAACTTTCATTGTTGTATCTCCTATAATTTAAATATTAAACCTATTTATTAATTATTTACACCGCAAAATTAATAATTTCTTTTGAAACCACCAAATCTTTTCGGTGTTTTTATTAATATTTTAATAGCTTTTAATATATTGATATGTAAATTAAGGTTATATTAATATAAAAAATGCAATATAAATATATAGTATTCATTTTTTCGCTACCTTTGCATACATAACCAAATCAGACGAGTTATGACACAGATTTATAACGCATCACCAAAGGAGTTGGCGGCAATGGCTCAACGCTACCTCCGTGATGGAATACTAAGCAGAGCCACATATTGCTACGAGCGGCTGATGTACCTCGGTTGCTTGCGCAGAACGGGTTATCTTCGCCTTGCCTTAGTATATACCAAGCAGGGAAAAGATAACGCCGCAGAGCGTATTTTAAATAGGTATCGTGCAATTTATAAATATTAATATAGGAGATACAGAATATGAAGAAAGGAATACTATTATGGTTTATGTTATTTATGTCAATGGGGTCTTTGTTTGCACAGAGCTTAAATGATAAAATAACTGCGAAAATAGAGAGATATGTAGAGTATAGAGAAGGTGGGTATCACGATGCTTTTGCATTCTCTATATCAATTACAGAGAATATCCCTATACGAATGTATGCCTTCGGTATATATAAAGCGAGCGACTATACAAAGCTTGATTATCTTGAAAAATATACCTTCGGATTACAATATGGATGGGATTTAGTCTCTGGCTATACATGTATGAATGATAATGAAAGCATATATAAGAGTAAAACCAACCAATGGATTATTGAAATAAAGTATGTAAATACTAATGATGGAAAAGAGTATGTAAAGAATTTCATTACGCCATTAAACAGCGAATTAAACCAAATACAGCTTGAAGAGTACAAAGGTACTACGGGTATAAAAAATCCTCAATTCTCAAAAAGAAGAGAAGGTAAGTTTTATGATTTATATGGGAATACCGTACAAAAAAGCTATAAAGATATAATCATTAGCAATGGACGCAAATACTTGAATAGGCGATGAAAGATATAGAGCAGATAAACACCCATACTTTAAAGGAAATCTTTGAGGGTGAAGCATCAGGGTTTACACCTTGGCTTACAAAGAATATTGGTGTGCTATCAGAGAAGTTGGAAATCAATATCTCAGAAGCGGAGCGTGAGCACAAGTTGGAGACAATGAAAGTTGATATTGTAGCCAAAGCTGGCGATGATGGAGAGAAAAGCATCATCATAGAGAATCAGTTTGGCGATAGCGATTCCGACCATTTGGGTAAGGTAATAACTTATGCTGCACACTATAACGCTGATTATGCTGTATGGATAGTTGAGAAAGCAAGAGCAGAGCATATCAGTGCCATTCAGATGCTGAATGATTCAACCATTCAATGCAACTTCTATCTAATTGAAGCAACTGCCGTAAGTGTCGGCAACTCAAAGGTAGGCATACTATTTGATATTGTATGCGCACCACCATACGAGAAAGGCGAAGCTTCACCGAAATCCGATACAGAGAAGCGACTGATGGAATTTTGGACAGCATTCAATGAATACGCAAGTAAAAACGGAGCTGACTTCCAAAAGATGCCACAGAGTTACCATTGGATGAATATCTCAACGGGGACATCAAAGGTTCATTATGACTTCTTTGTACGCAAAGGTTCTGCTTCTGTCCGCTTATTGCTTGACAGCTCTGATAAGGCTGAAAACAAAAAGCATTATAAGCTGATAGAAAAGGATAAAGAAGCTATCAATGAAGCATTCGGAAAGCCAGCACTCCAATGGAACTTGGCAGAAGATAACAAAACGAGTGTGATAATGGCTACGAATTATGAATATGGTGGATATGAGCAAGATGAATGGAAACCTATATTCGCTTGGATATTAGAAACTTACAATAAGCTTCAAGGTATATTCAAACCATATATTGAAAAAATAAAGAAATCATAATGACAGAAGAAGAAAAGAAGAAGGCTTTAGAGAACTTTAATGCTCTCATAGAAGAAGCAAGGAAGAATAACGTCAATATGACGATGGACGAGATTAATGAAGAGATTCGGCTCGCAAGGGCTGAACGAAAGCAAAGAGAAAAAGAAAAGGCAGAGCGCAAATAGTGCCCTGCCTTTCTTATAGTAGCTGTATCTCCTATAATTATTTACATCTTGTTGTATTGCGTATCTCCTATTCACGCATAACGTTAAACCCCTACCCCGATTACTTCGCTGTAGATACCCTCTGGGAGTACGCCACCAAATGCTTTCACAGCGTTACCGATGCCCTCGGCAATCATCGTACCCTCATTGCTATCATCAATACCCTCAGATACCAGGAACTTCATAGCCTTCTCCTGTACCGCCATAAGTTCTTTGAGCAGACCGACACACCGTTGAGTAGCATCATTATCAACTGTTACCTCTATCATATTCTGATTATCCATTTTTGATTTCTCCTATTCAATTAAAAGTTAGACTGATTGTTTTTAGATTCAAGCGCAGCTCTCTTCTCGCCGTTGATTTCAGCGATAGCATCCTTCACATTAAAGTCGTTGTTATAGAGAGCAAGAATAAAACGCTTGCCACGTTGATTCCATACGAGGTTTACCTTTGTGCCCGTAGGACCATCACCCTTGATATAATTATAGGTTCGGGTGCTTGCGAGCTGCCACTCACGGTACTTGCCCTTCAAATGCCAAGAACCTGATTGAAAGTATTGAATACCTGCATTGGAAAGTTGTTGATTGAGTGCTCTTGCGCTGATACCGAGGTCATCAGCAACTTGTGTGGTGGTAAGGCAGTCCGTTGATGCAAGTGTATCATCGTAGTACTTTACCTTTGGTGCGGCAACAGTCAGTTCTTTCTGCTGAATGCCGATGGTCTGTGCCTGCTGCTCGGTCTGAGCTTCAAGCTCACGAACTCTTTGCTCATTCCGCTTCAACGTCTCATCCGCAATCTTCAAGGCTCGTGCCATGATAGCTTCGGGAGTATCATTGACCGAAGAAGCAATATAGCCGCCCTTGGTGCGGATTTCGTGAAGGATAGCTTTTACTCCCTTCTTAAATTGCTTGGCGATAGGCTTGCGTGATTGCATAAGTACCTCATACAAACCATCCTCAGTTAAAAACCAAGTCTCACCTTGTAAGCTGCCTAGGTTAAACCTATGCACCTCATCATTATCCACTCTTTTCACAAGGTCGGACACATTCTTAATTAAGAGCCAAGAAGCAACATCCTTTGCCCGAAATAAAGGCTGTTCAACTGACCCCCAAACATCAATCTCCTTATCTAAGAAGGTTGACTTGTTGATAATTTTAATTTCGTTCATTTTGCAAGTATTTTGAACGTTAATATAATGTTGGGTTGATACCTAAAAAAGAAGGCATCGCTACCCTTTGTTCAATGCCTACTTGCGAAAGCACGCATACACCATTATAATGTACGCAAGGGGCGATACCTATATATCGTAATCCGTTAAGAAGCGAGCATAAAAAATGCTCCACCTTAAAGCGGTAGAGCTTCTAACCTCACCGCAAGTATTTATTGAACGCCGCAAAATTAAAAAGAAATCTGCGAACTACCAACTTTTTCTCCAACTATTTTTGGTTTTAATAGAAATAAATCGGAATTAATAGTGTTTAATAGCTTTCTTGCTAAGAATCAGCGACTTATTTCTTTACCTTGATAAACTTATTATACTTATAGAAGGGAGCAGCAGCCGAGACCGCCGCCCCCAAGAGATACAACATATATATTAAGATAAAATGAGAATCATTCTATCCTTCAAGGTATCTTGATAACGCATACGCAAAAATCTCTTTTTCCCAAAAGCGCATATCCTTAATACACTCTTCAACTGTGATTTGCGATAATTTCAACCCTCTGTACTTAGCACGAATACGTGCATAGTGCATCAGCTTACGCATATCCTTCTTATCCATACCTAAAACTAATTACCAAATTGTTTGTTGTTGCTTCCGTTCTTTAACCCGTTTCTTAGCAATATCAAAGAATTTTTTATTCTTCTCAAAGCAAATGAAATGTCTGTTGGTATTAATGCACGCTATCGCAAGCGTACCAGAGCCACAGAACGCATCCAAGACCACATCACCCTCATTACTGCTCAGTTCAACGAACTCTTGCATAATTGAGACAGGTTTTTCTGTTGGATGATTCTTACTTTTCCCGTTAATCGGTTTTTCTTTCTTTACCCGATTATAATACAAGTTATTATTTAACCGATTAAGAGCAGTACCGTAATCATACACTCTTACTATGTACTCCAGGTTCTGCGAAAAACGATTTTTGTTAATGATAGATAACGGCTTCTCCCAGACGAGTATTGTAAACATCAGGCTATTCTTATTTGCCCAGTTACAATAATACGGTACCTGTTCTTCCGAACAGAACATATAAGCATTCATTATCTTCATTTTCGGCTTTAATGCATCAAGGAACTTATCTATTTCTTCTTCGCCGAAACAACTCATCCCTCCCATCATATCACCACCATATTTATAAAGCTCCGATTTTCCAAAGGAACTTTTCTGATTCCATTCACTCCCATCATACGTAGGACTAAGTGGCGATTTATTATGGAGATATGGTGCGTCAGTAACACATAAATCTATGCTTTTATCAGGAATATCACGCATAAGGTTAATGCAATCTCCGAAGTAAATATTATCTAACTCCATACCCTACGCTCCTTTCTTGAATTTCTGAGTACCGTCTTTAGGCTCGCAGAAGCCATCCTCCTCTCGCAAATTATAGAGAGCTTGCGTTTCCTCAGGCATGCTATAGAAAGCCGAGAAACGAGCCTTCTTTGCGTTGATAGGGTCATAGAGAGTTCTTATTATATCAGACCATACGGCGATAACCTTCTTATCTTTAACGATATTATCACGGAATTTCTCTGCTTCATCGTGCATGATGTCGTACAGACAATTATCCGCTTGCGTGAATGCCATTTTAGCCCGATAATTTTCGTAGCTTGGAGCAAAATCAACTCCATACTCCCTTTCGGTAATCTCCATAACGTGTTTATGAGTATCATTAATCTGCTGTACGAGATTCTGAATAGTAATAGCATAAGAACTGAGATAAGGGTTGTATTTGCATTTAAGATTGCGGAGCTTATTTTCAATCATCTTACGCAACTTCTCAACCTTATCCTTAATCAAATCCCAAAGATAAGTAGAATACTCATTCCAGTAGTCTTCATCCATATTTCGCTCATACAACTTCATCGTATCACGAATAGATGTTTGGCATTCAGTAAAGTGCTTTTTAAGATTAAACTTAAATACCTTCTTCTTATCAAAGACCTCCTTAGAAATAAGAAGGAAGTTGTCTGCCAAGATAAACTCCATGTAGCAACTCTGACAGAGAGTAGAATAAGCGTAATCAAGGGCTTTCTGTATCTGCTCATTATCAATGCCACTCGGTACATAGATAGTGGCTTTCCAACCCATAACGTCCGTTTCTACATATCTTCCCGTATCAATCTTACAATCATTATGATTGCCTAATAAAATAGATGCTTCCATACTCTACTCCCCCTTATCATTATTACCTTGCACAAGACATCCGAAAGTAACCCCAACAGATATGATAATCAATACAAATAAAACCAAATCCATACCTTATCCCTCCTTTTCTTTTAAGAACCGCACAAGGCAGTTATAATTCTGACTAAGGCTATTGAGAATCTTAATTTGCTCACTAAATGACAAATGCTCGAATAGCACAACTTTATCATCCTTATCCTTTATGGTCATACCACAAAGGTTGCCACCGATTTCAAGTATAACTGTTAGACTAGTATCTTTTTTATCCATAACAAAGCTATTTTTTTAATTTCCGATAATGATAATATTTTTTGTGTTCATAGCGCACGGCAGAGTACTTTTGAAGATTTTCCTCATATTCCTCACGAGGATAAGAGAATGCGCCTTCAGAAAGAGCTATACGCTCAAAATCGGCATACTTCTTATCATATCCAAGAAGCTTAACCAAATCCTTCGGATAACACCATGCAATCTGTAGTTTCTGCGGCTCGTCTTTTTCTGGCGAAAACTTTATTGAACCTATATCTTGGTAACATTTTGCATCAGGCATTCTCATATCCTCAATATAAGGTTGTAACTCACCACTTCTTACGTCTCTGAAAAAGACAAAGATAGCATTACTACCACAAGGCTCAGTAACAGGGTGGAGTATCTTATCAATACGTTCTTTCTGTTCTTTCTGACTTTGTTTATAGCCTTTCTTGTACCCTCGAATAAAAGCCTCCGAACATACTTCAAGCAAACCATCTGGGCAAACACGATGATTGCATTGCCTACAATGACGTTCATTGCCGTTAGCTATTTTAGCTTTATCTTCTAAGCTTAATCTCTTTTCCATTCTATTACAGATTAATTATTAATATTCCGTTATACAATAACACCCAACCCGTTATGAGTAAGATGAATAAGAATATAGTAATCAAGAATTTCTCTTTTATAGTTACCACACCTTCTAATTTTCCGTTCATTGCACCAACAGCAACAACGCTGCTTAATGCGATAACGGATGCGCCTATGATGATTAAAACCGCTCCTATTCCCATTTTTTAACCTCCCATGTTTCTGTAATATCCATCTGCTCACGATATTCCTTTACCGCATTGGTAAAATAAGGAGAGATATTCAAATCCTTAACAAAAGAGGTGATTGTTTCCGTCTGATGATAGTTATCACCTTGTACCCATCCATCATCCTCTTTAACGAAGCAGAAAACGGCAAAACAAAATTTCTGTTCACCCTTTTCATTATCCAGTATATGTTGCCTTCTCGCACAGAACTTCATTGTTCGTTCATTATTGAATAACTCATAGCCATCACCTGTGCGTTGAGCAAAGGGCACTTCGCCCTTTGCTTCTATGATAAACTTCTTTTCTTCAATCTCTTCCATAATCATTATGTGTTAGATACAACTGAATAACTTTCATCTTTGCCGTAAACAACATCTATATTCAAAAGACTATTGAGCCTAAAGCCCATTGCCCAACCAGACCAAAGATACCTCAATTTCTCGGCAACTTTTACGGCTGTATCAGCATACTTCTTCGCATTACCCTTAAAAGGCTCTGAGCCATAATAAGAATAACCATTATCAAAGACCATTTTGAATACCTGTCCCTTTGGTAATTCATACTTACAGAAGTCATCATAGGTAAGGATATTTCCATCAACCTCAAAGCAAACCTTTTTATAATCAAGGAAGGAAATAAACCCTTTATCATTGATAGTAAGATTACTTCGTTTAAGAGTATCTAACACATCTTTCTCCTCTTCTTTATTGAGAATGCGATAATTAGTAAAGATAATCTTACAGCTCGCTTTTTGTGGTACGTTATCAACGATTGCAATAAGCGAAATAAAGCTGCTAAAAGAGCCAGATTTCGCTATTCCTTGCTCCCTTAAAAAACGTTCACCATCGCACTTATTGAGGTACACGATAGCTAAAGGGAACTCTTTTCCGAATGCTACATTTAAATTCTTAAATTCTATAAACATAAGCTTAATCAATAAAATCGTTAAACGTAAGAACCTCAGATGCACCCTCACGAAAATGTTTCTTATCGCAAGCGTAACCCATCCAAGAGCCGTAGTCATATACCTTATACATGTGATAACCAGCCTTCATCAATACCTTAAAGGCAGCTTTCATTTCACATCCATGTATTCTAACCATATCCTTATCGTTGGCATGTCCACTAAAGCGTGGATTGCTCAAACTAATACGTCTTGTAGCAGGTCGGCTACCATTATTTGCACCTGAGAAAGGATGAAAAATATCCCAACAACTATTAGATAAGAAGGCATTACAGATTGCCTGTACGACTTCCTCTCTAACTTCGGTTGGTTGAACATAATCGTTTTGTGGAATATTTACCTTGATTTCCATAATTGTATCTCCTATTTTTTTATGGGCAGCTATTACGCTGCCCGATTAATAACTAAAGTCCTTCTTTCATTAATTCAATGCCGTGCTTCACACCTTCAAGGTAACGAACTGCCTCGCTAGCATTTCCTATATTTTTAATAGGATTCTCACCTACGAGGATGAGCCACCCGTCTGAGTGTAACTCAGCTGTGACTATCACCTTGCCATAAGCAGCATTAATCTGCTTGACAAGATTCTCAACACCTTTTGTACTAACTGCTACTGCCATAATTGTATCTCCTATATTTAAACGTTAATTATTTCTTCTTCATACATTCCTTCACAGCGTATTGGCTTCTAAGAAGGCATTGAGTGGCATTCAAGCCTTTCAGAGGAATAAAATACTCTACGATAGCATTCCAACGTCCTCTGAATGTACCCGAACCCTTTGTGTTGGCGATAAAAGAATCCTCTGTAGATTCACCTACCAAAGCACCTGAATACTTGGTGATAACCTCGCCTGTGTATTTATTGATAATTGTTATCATTGTCGTATCTCCTATTTTTCAATTTCTGTAAACTCAATTTTACCATTCTTTTTAACCTGTGCGTGCCACTTATTGGTTCTCACCTTACCATCCCAAAATGAAACAGTAGGAAGTACCACACAATTACCTCGCTTCACAAGTCTTACGTAATAACCTAAGACTTCATCCCAACTATCGAAAGTATGGGCAAGTGCTGTAAATCTGAATCGAGCAATTTTCTTTGTTTCCATTGTTGTATCTTTTAATTGTTAAACCTATTTATTAATTATTTACACCGCAAAATTAATAATTTCTTTTGAAACCACCAAATCTTTTCGGTATTTTTATTAATATTTTAATAGATATTAATACAAAACCAAGAAAATCGGATATTTTTACATAGAAAACTTATCTTTTAACCATTTCTCGATGGTTAAGATAAACTCATCCAAGGAGCGGCAAATGCTGTACTGAAAGCCTAATCGCTCAACATCAGACTGAAATTTGGCTTGCAAATCAGATTGAATTCCGTCCTTAGTTTTAACTTCAATAAATAGGACATTTTCTCTTGCTATAATAATAAGGTCGGAGAAACCAGCCAAAACGCCCTCACCTTTCATAATCTTCGCTTCAAGCGCACTTCGTTGTCCTCCGTTAGGGATGGCGGCAATGATGTAGCGTGGATATTGCAAGCGAAACCACTTCACCATCTGAATCTGAATCTGCGATTCAATGTGCCGTGGTTTGCTTCTGCCTTTCTTCTGGCTCTCCTTCTTTAAAAACTCATCGTACTTCATTATTGCATTTCTTTAGCCTTAATATCCTTAACGAAAAATTCAATCATACGTTCATAATATTCTCTTCTTTTAAGATACTTCGTACAATTAATCTTTCGTTTACATAAATCCACATTATTTTGAGCCAACAAATACCTATAGATGTAGAGCATCTTCAAATCATCAGTTCTGATAAACGCCAAAGTCTTTTCCTCGTAAGCCTTTTCAAGCTGTTTATTGGCTTCTTTCAACTCTTCGTTCTTTTTGATAAGACGACAAATAAATTTCTTTAAGCGATAGACATATATCCACATAACGATAAACGGCAAGAATAATATCGCCGTAGACCAACCATCCTTCACCGCACTACTGAGACAGCATCCCATCAGAAAGAATGCACACAGCAGCTCTGTATGAGAACCGCACCAAGATAAAATCTTCTTCATATTGATATATTATTTATCAGTTTCTAATTTTGAGACTTGACCATTGAAGTATTTGCGCACACCTTCGTAAATCTTCAATTGGCGAGAAAGTTCTTTATTCTTTTGGAGAAGCTCATCACGCTCAGCAACGACCTTCTCGTAATCATTGTGTTTGTTGTTTAATCTATTGAGCAACTCACCTTGCTCTTTAACCTTCTTCTGATAACGAGTTAGCTTAGTTTGCATCTTCGAGTAGTTTTCTAACACTCTAAGCACTACTCTTTCGTAAGGTACATCATTATTATACTTAGTTCCTTCCATATTACAAATATTTTTTAGCTTTATCATATAATACTAAGAAAAAAATAAAATCAAGGCAAAGAAACCTCACCTCTTCTATATTTCTCCCAAAATTCTTTATCGTACTTAAACCCTTTCTTAAACTTATGTCCGAATTTATTCCCTTCCTTAAACCTAAACTTCTTAGAGCTTGATTTGGATATAATGGCAGCAATCTTCATGGAAGATAATCTATACTCATGCAACCATACGGCATCTTTTCTTAATCCAAGAGACATAGCCTTATTCTTAACTGTTCTGATATTACAACAGAAGATTTTAGCAATTTCTTTATTTGTACGAAAGGGAAATAATCTAATAAATCTCTGTTCCTCCTCCTCGCTCCAGTAGCGGAAACGCCCTAAATAACGGATTTCACCATACTTAGCGATAAATCGTGGTGATGCAGGTTTAACTCCATTTCCTTTTAGTCGCCGCCGTACTGTTTCATAAGGTATACCTACCTTTTTACTAATTTCGGGTATGGTAAGCCCCTGTGCGTACAGAGCTAATAATCCATCATCTATAGAATGAGGATATTTCAGCACACAACAACCTCTGTTTCCTACTCCCATACCAATGTTTTTAATTGTTCAATACTCTGATAAGAGATTTTGCATTTCTTATTCTCGTAGCAACCATCTTTAGCAAGGGCGTTCCACAGAGCATTAAGACAGATGCCAATCTTCTCTTTATCGTATTTCATATAAATCTCTGGGCAGGTACGGAAAGGCTCAGGCTTTTTATCTTTCAGTTGAACCACAACGACCCTCTTTGCCCTTGTTGGTCTATTACTCAATTCTATCATTTATTCACCTCACTTTCTATCTGCTTCTGTGATTCACGGATAAGCAAGTCAAGTACCTTACTAATAACATTCGGATTCTTTATGCTGTAATCACCGATATTAGTTAGGAGTTTCACCTCAACGACCATTCCGTTATTGCGCAGCAGTTTATATTGAGCATTTAACTCTTTAATTTTATACAACTTATCCATATAAACACTATTTGCTATTATACGCAAGCATATACAGCCTACGATGCTCTTTATGAGCATTGTACCAAGCCTTGGCTCTTTCAATACAAGCCTCACGATGCTTCTGATAGTAGGTCTTGCCGTATTTGCTTCTGCGCATTTTACGTTCAATTTCTGTCATAGTTACTTGGTAGAGCGGAAGGAGATACTATAAAATAGACCTCCATCCGCAATTATATATTTCACAGCTTAAAAACCATCAGAACGGCAAGCGGAGTACCCTTCGGAATAATGAGATTACGGGAGCGTGAACCGAAGTTTGTCTGCTCCTGTATCATAGTCTCGTCATTGATTGAGAGTACGAGCTTTACCTTTTCCTTCTCCCCTACCTGTGTGGAAATCACATCGGAATGCTGTAAGCGATAATCTGATTCAGTAGGAAGACCATAAATTGCATTGTCTGTGATTGGAACAATCAAGCCACGATAACCCTCTTTAAGAGTGAAGTACGTTACTACTTCCATTCTTCCTTTACGAGCTTCAATATTATAAGGAGCACAGATAACAAAAGAACCGTTTGTATTAATCTCAGGTTCATAATTTAAACCTTCAACCTCAAAAGGGAACTCATTCTCTTCCTCATGCTCCTCAACTTGCTCCTCAACTTGCTTCTCACTTTGCTGCTGAGCCGCATTTTCTTGGCTCTGCTGAGCGTTCTCGTTCTCCATAGGTATATTATTGCCATCCAAATTCAAAGGCTGTTCTGCGCCATTTTTCTTAGGTCTTGCCATAATTTACTCCTCCTTCTTTTCCTCGTTAGACTTCTGTTCCTTCTCATCCTTTGTCTTATGCTCGAAAACATCGTAAACATTGGTTTTGCTGAGACCGATGATTTCGTAGTCTATCATGGTCTTCCCCATCACCTCATCAATGTTACTGATTGCTCGGTGCATAGACTTTGCTTGCACGAGATAAGTCACGTTGCTACGCTTCTCCTTATTTGACTTATCATCGATGATGATAAATTGCAGTTTTGCTTTATACCAGCAATCATCATCATCCTTATCAGAGAAGAATACCTCTCTGTATGAAGCCTCTTGCATCGACTTAACCTTGAACTCGCCGCTGATATAAGCAGCCATTTCCTCCGTGATTGCACTCTCGCCTTCCGTGAAAGATAAAGCATCAATCGCATACTTCTCGGTTACAGATTTCTCTGAACCATCTTCTTGGGTCTTCTGGTAGCGGATTCCTACCTCAAACCAATTACTTTGTCTACTTCTCATATTTCTAATAATCTAAAACTAACTTAAATCCTATATCTAAGAAAGCCCTTACGCTAAAAGGGCAAATCACTCAAATCCTGCGCTTGTGCAAAAGGAGCATCGCAAGTAGATGCTCCATTCTGAGCTTCAAAGTTTGCAGGTTTCAAACCACCGAGAATAGGCATCGCCTTCTTCTCATCGTCTGTCATCTTCTCACGAATCTCCTTAGATAACGACTGCTTAATCATGTGGGTTTCCTCGTACTTAGGGTTCTTCAACTCCCAAGCGGTAAGGTCGAGATAAGCAGCCTTCGGGCGGTTATTCTCATCCGTACTGATGAAGATATTATTCTCTTCGATAGGGATAACCAAGCAGCGAAGCACTTCGGTTCGTCCTGGTATTTGCATAACGCCAGCTCTTTTGAGCTTCAGCAAGTTTAATTTTCCGTTAAAATCTGTCATATTGTATATATTTAAAAAACATAGTCCCAAGAGAGGGAATCGAACCCTCGCCAACCTCCGCTTATTAAGAGCTGCTTATTACGGAGTATCTTCGCATATATTCTTTAACACAGTAGAATAAATGAACTTATATATATTCACCTCTTTCCTTTAGGGTATGATAAGAATATCGGTATCACTACCATACAGCCCACGCACACCCGTACGATTGGTTTTCCTTGGGATAAAAGCCCTACCGCCGTAGGGCAAGAACAATAACCATAATCAATATCTATCTAACTAGTAATTGACATAACTAATTACCTCACGGTAAGATATATCAGAACCTAAATTAACTCTTCCAAGAAAAAGAGCCGACACCTCACGGCGGCTTCATGGCTCTTCAAAATCGACTTTCTTATGATTTCAATATTCAATCTTATGTAGTTATATTTTAAATCAACTTATTCTGAATGAAGCTACTCATTTCTACTTGTATTTCCATTTATATCCAAATGCCGATTTTCTTTTACCTTCGCAACAATAGCTAATATTTGTAGCTATATTTGTTCCGAATGAACGTGCGGCTTCACATACAGTTTCCCACGTTTTTATATATTCTCCATCCATCGACATCTGTATAACCCCCTTGGCTTTATAATGCTGCTTTCCTTTTATTATACGTCCCCACTTTTCATGAATACCATAATTATGATGCCTTCTTCCACGTACTGCATTTTGTAAGTGCCTTTTATACGTAGTTGGGTTCTTGTAATTTTCAGAAGCAGTAACCCATTTTAGATTGCTCGAAATATTATTTGTTTTATCTGTATCTATGTGGTCAACGTATTTTACATTGCGTTCATTAGGAACAAAGGCGTTTGCTACTAACCTATGAACGAGAAGATTTTTAGTCTTACCTTTTAAACAAATACAGACCTTTAGATAACCGTTTTTTAAAACATACTGTTTCAAAATCTGACCTTTAAAGAGACGTTTTTTATTATTACACTCAACGATTCTATCAATAGAGCGAACCCTCCCCAAATTAGATACCTCATAATTTTCTAAACCTTCTATTCTTTTCCATATTTCTTTCATATCTATATTATTTTAAAAGAGAGGGCTTTCGCCCTACTCTTATATTAAATTCTGATTAATGAAACTAACCATTGCCATATTCTGTGAAAGAATCATTGGCTGGTCTAATAAGTGCGGTTTATACATATCCGTAGCGGCATTGTAAAAATCCCACACTGTCACCTTATTTTGCTCGTGATAGGTAAGCATCATCTTCTCGGTAAGACGACCTATCTGAGCTTGATTCAGAGGTATAGTTTGCAAGTTACGTATTTCTTTATATTTAGTCTCAGATGAAACACGTAGAGCGGTAAGCATACCTATTATAGTAAACATTTCCTGCGCACTAATCTCTCTTGCCTTCATTGCTTCGATTTTTTCATCATCGGAAGCAACAATACCTCGAAGGTTCTGTAGCCACTCATCAGCCTTTAGAAGCAACTCTTCAAGTGTATATGATTTTCGGTTGCTATTTGTATCTGAATATGTAGCCGCATACTGCTCTGGTGAAAGCATACATGTATTATGACAGATAACACAATTACGTCCAATTCCGAGCTGTATTCCTCTTTGATGGAATGATACAGCCATATTGGTTGTGACCTCATTCTTGCCCTCTCCTTTATCGAAATCTCTGAGACGGATATTACAGTAAACTCTTCGTAGAATATGAGCCTCTACTGCTCTGTCGCCGAATTGAGCTTCTTTCTGTGGCAAGATGCTTACACCAGGATTTTTCTTATCCTTGTTGTTTGAAGCAAATAAATCATAAATCTCTGGCTCATAACCATAGCTCTTACACATATCCATTACACGATGTATCAGTTCGTGATGATAGATACCTTTGAGAGGTTTGCCGTAAGCATCATTCTCACGTTCAGTTCTTTCAAGCTGCTCTAAGGTAAGTATCTGACACTTACTTACGTCAAAATCCAAAAACTGACGTTCGTCTGCGCTCTTCAACTCTGGCTGCTTTGTAACCGCTACTTCATTTACTCTTGGCTGTGCCATCAAATTCATTGCCATTGTGTTCATTGTTGTATCTCCTATTTTTAATACATTAAACAAAATAATTATTACTATATATACTATTAATCTTCAATATCATTGAGAACCTCCATGTGTTGCGTTTCTCCTACCAACTCAACATTCTGCGAAAGGTTCTTTGTGCTAAAGAATACCCATTTAGGTATGATGCAAAGATTATAGTTGCTATCTAAAGCATCATCCTTGATAATTAGTTTAGACTTAGGTACGAATACCTTAGTCTTACCTTCTTTGCCTTCAAAGAGAAAAATCTGAGCATTCTTTGATTGCTCCATCATTTCATCCTTGCGACAACGGAACTTAACTAATGTTGTTACTATCTCCATATTACCTCCTTTTTTAGTAAGCGAGCCAGATAACAGCATACGCTAAAATAATTCCACTAGCGGCGAGCATTGCTGCTTGTACCGCATCTTTTACATCTTCGGTTCTCCAATTACATGGATTCATCATGTCTTTTTCTTTTTTCATTTTTCGTATCTCCTATTTTTAATTTATTAATAATTTCTACATTAATTATATGTATCAAAAGCTATTTTATTAACTTTGACACCGCAAAATTAATAACTTTCTCTCAGACTACCAAATTTTCTAATAGCCATTTTTAGTTTATTAATACTATCTATTAGTTTTTTAATAGATTTTAAGTGAATATCTCATTTTTTCTTTATAATTTTGCGGCGTAAAAGGAAAGTGCTAGTTTCCAAGCAAAGAAAAGAATCATATATGCCCAATCAACACAAGTGAAAGGGTTCGATATACAAACCAAACGGAATGATTGCTAGCACCTTTCATCTGTTTGGTTTTTACATTAATATATATATAATGATGAAAAGAATAAGAATAGGAATACAGGAAGCTAAGTTTGCTCTGAGCGACAAGAATCGCTTGGATGCCTTCTGCTTGCTTCTTAAAATAAAGCTCTTATTCCGCTCATCAGACCTTAATCTTGTGTCATACAATCATTGCGCCAAGCTTTTGCATATTGACAATAATAAATTAAAGAGACTGCTTGAATATGGTTGTAAGATAGGATATTTCCGTTTTGAAGAGAAAAATGGAAAGAAGAGATTCATTGCACGTAGCATACATTCAAATAATGGATATAGTTATAAGCTTCGCAAGGATGATTTGACGAAGATGACATTCCCTGCTCTCAAAAACCTTTTGAGAAGGATTGTCATGGAGAACCAAGTTAGAATGCAAGAGGACGTAATCAATACGCACAATAAGGGGACGAATGGGAGAAATGCGAAGACTATTCGCAAGGCTCTCAAACGTGAAAGTCGTATGTTGAGGAAGAAGTTTAGCGATAACAAAGGTTTATCTTATGACAGAATCAAGGATGTTATCTATGGTACGATGTACCAAGCGTTCAAAGTTACAAATCAGCTTGTAAACAAGGGCATCATCAATAAGCGCACAAGAATCAAGGAAGTAAGGTGCGATGCAAAGGTATGTACCAATAATATGGCTATTACGGATTTTGAAGGTTCTATAATAGTGATAAGCGCAAAAAATAGAAGTGCATTTTCCATTGAATCGAATATCTATCGTATGCAGATGGACGATGCAATATCAATATCTCGTCATGGTATGAGAAGAAAGGAGGCAAAAATGTAGTTTATGTAAAATCAAAAATAATAAAATAAGGGATGAGGGCTTTAATTAAATTTATTCCCTTATAGGGGCGACAGCCCCAAGAAATAATTAACTAACGGGCGCACATACGCCCCCACCCGATTATATAATAACACAGGAGATACAAAATGGAGAAAAAGAAAAATTGGCTCGATACTTACCTCACACCAGCAAAAGAACTTGTTGGATATGAGTGCTACGTAAGTTGTGATTATGAAGATAAGTTCGCAACAGGAAAATTTTCAGTTATCATCATTAAGAACGGAGAAGTTGTAGCAAATGAAAAGAATCACATCTATTGTGCTTCAAAGGCAGTCGTTATTGTAGAAGCGATACTGTTTATGATGCAAAAATGCGAGAATGCCGATGTTATCACAATACATTCTGAATATTTTAAGAATTACTTTGCCTTTTTCCACGAGGCGAGAAAGGCTAACGCACAAACAAAGAAAAACTATTTGAGCTTATATAAGAGCTTTAGAAAGGATGCGGAAGTAATCTTCGACCTCACTACTTGGTGTAGAAGAAACAAATACGATGATGAGGTTGAGAAAATGTTAAGCAGTAACTAAACCATAGGAGATATGCAAGATGAAAAATGAAACGAAATTAAAGAAGCTGATGTCTTTCTTAGATGAGAACGGCATTAAGTACACTACACCTCGAAAGAGAAAAGAGGGAAGTGCTCACCTCTTCATCGGTCAGTACATGATTGCTGTAAAGATAGAGGGTGAAGATGATACATTGTTCTTCAATAAGCATAAGAGAGGGAAGCATCCTTTCTTTATCAGAACTTCGGAGACACCGAAATACATCATCGAAAAGATGCAGAATCTGATTACAAGAATGATGTTAATACAACAAAAACATTTCATGGAACAAAAAAAATAATTATATGGAAAAACTTAATTTTAAGCTAGAGTTCGCCGATAATGGGGTTATTGTCACAGATAATAGCTCTGGCTTTGTAAACGTCTATCAAGAAAAAGAAGACGGCAATTATCACGAATATACGAAGAGAGCTATCAGCGAATCCGTAGATGACATCATTGCTCATCTTTTGCTTGATGGCACGGAAAACTTGAAGCAAAAGTCTATTTATAAAATCAAAATTGAGATAAGATAATATGTTATACCAAAAGAAAGAAAAGAAGCCGAATACGGCAATTAAGTATGAGGTACGTGAGTTTATTCACGGCGGTATTGAATATGCAACAGATTGCCCTTTCGGTGAATGTGGTCGATATACGCACGCTCTAAATAAAGTCGGTGCTATTGAATGCAATCTTTGTAGGTATCAGAAGAAAAATAATACAGAAGCAAGGGTTGTAAGATGTATGCATCCGTAATTACAGGAATTAGCAGTTGATAAACTTTTTAAAAAGTAAGAATTATGATAGAATCAATGAAGATACGTGAAGGGTTGGTATTTACCTTACCAATAGAGCCTAGTATGGTAGTCCATGTAAATGATAGACTAGAAGTTTACGTTTATAACATCGGAGAAGAAAGATATTCGCTAGCCAATATTTGCCCTCTCAGATTGAAAGTTATCAAGGTAGGTAGAGCTATTGTAGAATGCAATATTATACCAGACGAATACAATTTTGCATATAGAAAGAATATCCCTATTCAGTTTGAAGAGATTACAAAAAATGGTACTATTGTCACAGAGGAAAAGGAAGAAATGGTTAATCACCCTAACCATTACGCTTGGTTAAAGGAACTCTGCGGCATAGAGCCGATTGATATTTGCCGACACCTTGATTTTAACTGCGGCTCGGCAGTAAAGTATCTCTTACGCAAGGGAAAGAAGAAAATGAACCTTTCCGAGCGTGAACAGAGAGTGCAGGATTTAAGCAAGGCAATCTTCTATCTACAGGATGAAATAAAGATGTTAGAAAATCAAAAATAGAACAGTTATGATAACAAATCAAATTATGAAGCGGCAATTAGGAAGGTTTTCCGTTCAGCAGCGAACAAAAGATGGGTATTTTAACGCTACTCATTTACTCAAATCTTGGAATGAAGACAAAGGTACAAAGAAAGAGTTAAAAGACTATCTCTCAAACCAGGCAACGCAAGAGTTCGTTAAGGCTCTTTGTGAAGAAGAAAATTTAAATGGGGGAAAATCTCCCTATTTAGCAACAAGAGGTAAGAACGGTGGTACTTGGATGCATCCATTAATGTTTATAGACTTTGCTATGTGGATAAACGCCGCATTTAAAGTCAAGGTATTAAAGTTCGTTTCCGACCAGATGTTAGCTTACCGAAACGAAGCGGGAGAAGCATATAAAACTCTTTCTTCTGCTGTTGGAAAGATTGTTGCCGTAAACAATATGAAACAGCAGATGCCACAGATAGCTAGAGCAATCAACTGGGTTGTTTTCAATAAACATCAAAAAGAGATACGAAACGATTTCGGTGAAGAACAAAAGCAAAGGGAGCTTTTTGAAATGGAACGCCAAATAGCAATGCTTATCAATGATGGATTTTTAAGAAGCAAAGAAGAGGTAATTATTTATCTTAGAAGAAAGTACACAGAAAAGTATATTCCTGAATGTTTAAGATGAAACCAAGTAAAACTCTTATCAGACAAATTCGCTGCGACCTACTTTCGCATACAACCGATGCGGAGAAGGCTGCGGCGAAAATCTGCACTCAGTTAGGATATAAGGTGATACCACAGCAGCCGATAGTCACGGGCAGGAAGCTATACTTCGCTGATATATATCTGCCAGAGATAAAAACTATAGTAGAACTCGATGGTGGCTACCATTTTACCAAAGACCAAAAGCGCAAGGATGGTAACCGCTCTTCGGGTATATGGCGGCTCGGGTATCATGTGGTAAGATTGAGTAATCACGATGCTAGGAATCCGAAGAAGGTTAAGGCAAAGATAGATATGATACTACGCAAGGCAAAGTAACCAAGAATATTGGCTATCTTGCCTTTTATTTTTGTTTCTTAATAACTATACATAAACTAAAAGAAAGCCGCTTAGACCGCAAGAAAATCGCTAAAAATAGCATTTGTTTACACAGTTTCTATTATTTATTATTATTTTATTAATAGAAATAGTAATTTTGCAATCGGAAATTATTTATTTATTAACGTTTAAAACAGAATTACTATGACAATAAAAGAAAAAGTGCTTACTTCTGCCAAAACATCATTTGCAAAGTATGGTTTGAAGAAGGATGAACTTTCAAAGCTGGTTGACCTGATTGTTGCAAGTCGTGGTCTAACAGATGAGTCAAAGGACGAGGATGTAACGAGTGCTATCTCGGCAGTTGAACCTTATGTTGGTATGATGCAATCATCATTCAATCGTGCGGTCAGCGAGACAACGAAGAAATTCGATGGATGGATTGACCCTAACGACCCTAACCATAAGCCTACTCCACCAGTTCCTCCTACCCCTCCAGTACCTCCAACAGGGCTTACGCAAGAGCAGGTTCAGCAGATGATTGCCGAGGCTACCAAGAGTACCCAGAAAGCAGTTAGCGAAGCTGTAGCCGCCGCCATTGCTCCATACAAGGAAAAGGAAGAAAGAGCACGTCTTGATGACCTTTTCGGTAAGAGCGAAAAATTGAAGGACGTTCCGCAGCAGTTCCGTTCACGTTATCAGCTCGACAAGGAAGAGAATCTTGAAACTCTTGCACAGCAATGTGCCGATGATTGGACAGCATTGAAGCAGTCACTTGTAGCAAACGGCAATTTTGTTGAAGCACCCAAGGCAACCTCTCCCGAAGACGAGCAGAATGATTTCATTACAAAAATGCAAGGCTTCTCGGAGCGTAATGCTCCAAAGGAGTAAGGCATTATCAATGAATTATGTTAAACTCTTTAAAAGAAGAAAATTATGTCAAACAGAGGCTATTTTTTGCATAGAACCAAGCCAGAGGATATCAAGGAAGCACTTTGGCTTGAAGAGCAGTGCCTTCGCCGACAGGGTGGTTATGACCTCGACCGCACCAACCTTCCAGCTACTTTAAAGTTTGTAGCGAAGGGTACAGTTCTCAGACTTGTAACTGGTGGTAAGGCACAGGTTGTAAAGACTGCAAAGGTCACAGAAAAAGCAGCCAAGGCTGCTACAACCTTAAAGATTGCTAGTGGTTCTTTATTCCAGGTTAATGATAAGATTGCTGGTGCGACCATTTCGGCAATTACTTCTTCCGATGGTGTAGATACATTAACTGTATCAGAACTCACTAACGAAGTTGCCGCAAATGCGATTGTATCGGATTACGATAAGACCAAGGACGTACTTCTTGGCTTTTCATACGATACTCTCGATGTAAGAGACCAAGAGTCTTCTATCGCAGCTACTCCTACCTTACAGGTAATGGAGGTAGAGGAAGATTCACTCCCTTATCCTATCAATGATGAGATTAAGGAAGGTATCAGAGCAAATGGTATCGCTTTATTCAAGATTCAGTAACCTTTAAAAGTGGAGATTATAGATTATGAATAGTATTTTGAAGAATCTGCAAGACCCAAAGTCTTTTCAGACCTACATTGACGAATACATGAAGACTTCCACCTACAAGGCTGAGTGGAAGAACGAGTTGAAGCCTGTTGAGTATTGTGCTGCAAAGGTATATCAGGCAAATATGGCTACCTATGCTGCTGCTATGGTTGGTTCTGTTGTCGCTAAGAACGCAGAGCGTCCATTACATACTATGCCTGATTGGGGTCAGCTTACTGGCTCTATCGGTCGTATCGCCGATGAGTGGGAGCTCGATAACGATTACCTCGAACAGATGCACCTCTTGGAGGGTAAGTTTAATGATATGTCGGGACGTGGCGGTTATACACAGTCACAGCTCAATGCTAAGTACGATGAACTTATCAAGTACTCATTCAAACCTTTTGAGTTGGCGGTTATCTCTCCTCATAAGCGTATTGATATGTTGTACTTCGAGGGATTGTTCAAGGGTACTCAGACTGTATCACGTACCAATAACTCTAAGGCTAACGTATCTTATACCTTTAATTTGGGTGTTAAGCAGCTTTCTGCTACCACAAATTGGGGTGAGGTGAACGCAACTCCTATTGAGGATATTAAGAAATTGAAGGACGAGGCTCGCAAGAAGGGTCGTAAGATTCTGCGTCTTCGTATGTCTGAGAACACATTCTTCGCAATGTGTAAAGCAAAGGAGATTAAGGACACCTTCCGCTTGAACCTTAATGGGGTTACCATCAATCCTGCTGCGCCGATGATTAGCGTTGACCAGATGAATATCTATCTGCGCTCTATCCTCTTGCCAACAATTCAGATTGATGAAGATAAGTTTGTTGAGCTGCCTGACAAGACAGTCTTTAACCTTATCCCAGATAACCGAGTTGTTGCGATGTGTGCCGATAAGGTGGCTGTACCTAAGTGCGCTGAGTGCTTGGAGGCTATTGACCCAGTTGATGGCGTTTCTTACTCTACATACGATAACAACCTTATCGGTTATTGGAGAGATAAGAAGGGTTATCATCTTACCAACGAAATGTGGATGCAACCAGTATTCGATGGTATCGAAGACTTCTTTATCTTGAAGGTTGGTGCTTAATGCACTGACCCTCAGTTATGGATATATTGATTTAATAAGTGAAACTTCATAAGATAACAAGATTAGCATGACAATTTCAGAAGCCATAGCAAGCGAGATTCAGCCTTTCTCTACCTCTGATGAGACTTTGGAGAAGATGTTTATTGATGCTGCTGATAAGTTTAGCATCACGGCATCCGTGGCTGATGAATACTCTGTAGCGGTAAAGAAACCCGTAGCCTATGCGGCTATGCGTATCCTCTACAAGATGAATCCATTATCAAGTGAGAATGTTGGCGGTATCTCTCAGAGTTACAAGAACGACAAGAATCTCATTGATAAAATGATTAAATCTATTGCGAAGGATGCTGGATTGGATGCTGACCTTGTTATTGATAGTACTTCTGATGATTATTGGGTTCAGAGTGTGAAGGTATGGTAATCAAATAGATAGCGTATGAACTTTGAAGATATACTTAAAGTAAAAGGTGCTCCACAAGATGGCTTTGATGAGGACGGAAATCCTATCGAACAGCCCGAAGGAGAATGGCAAACCTTTGGAAAGTGCGTTATTTTGCCTAATTCGCAGGCGAAGATTATTACTCTGGTAGACGGGCAGCAGTACGTGTATTCGCACGAAATCTATGCTCCTCTCTCAAAAGCAAAATACCCTCTCATACCGAAGGAAGGCGAAAAGGTTTGGATAACCAAGAAAGATGGCACGATTGATAAGGAAATGGAGGTTAAAGGCTTCGTAACCTTAAAGAAACGCTATCTTAGAATTTGGCTCTAATAGGCGGCAATATGGCAAAGGTTGAATTACAAATCAAAGGTCGTGAAGCCTTACAGAAAAGGTTGAACGAAAAGAGGCAGCACATTATCAGTTACCTCAATATGCGTTTGATGCAACTTGCCGAAGAAGCGGTCACCTACTCTAAAGAAAACAAAGGTTATCAAGACCGAACTGCAAATTTGAAGAACTCAATTTCATTCGCTCTCTACCTTGATGGGCAACTCATTACCTCGGCAGTTGGTAAGATTCCAAAGGAAGAAGAAGCGGAAGAAGGACAGGAGGGTGTAAGTGCTGCACTCAATGAGTATGCACAGAAAGAAGGTGTGGTAGCCCCTAAAGGGTACTCTCTCGTCATTGTGGCTGGCATGAACTACGGAAAATATGTAGAGGATAAAGGTTACAATGTCTTACATCTTACTAAGTATTTCCTTCGTGACGAAATGAAGAAGATTTTTGAAGAAGTAGCTGAAATGATTAAAAGCGATAGTTAGATATGATACTCGGAGATAAAGCGGTAACGGCATTATTTAAGTATCTCAATGATAACGTTGAGAGCATAGGCATAGAGGAAGGGCGTATCTTTAAGTATGAGATACCCGAAAAGTTGGCTATTGGTGATTATATCGCCATCAATCATCTTCCTTTCGTGTATAGTGATGCCATTAATGAGGGTGTAGTGAATCTGAATATTCATTGCCCTAAGACCTCATCGAACTTACCCGATATAAAGAAACTTTCTGATTATTCAGAAAAGATTCTTTCTCTGTTTGGTGATGGTACTTATCTTGGTGGCTGCTACTTCGATTTCTACTCTATCTCTCGCCCAACTCGTGATAGTGATAACACTTATTACATCAATATGAAATTTAATGTAACGTACAATAATTTAAAAGAATAAAACTATGGCAAAGAATGGTGTATATGGCTTGGAAAGCTTCAAATTTGCCGATTGTGTCGAAAATGGTGGCTATCCTACAGAATGGAGCGACAAAATTAAGGCTGTCGTTTCTGGTAGCTTGAGTTTCAATGACCAGGCAGCACAGACATCGGATGTAGAGGTTGAGGATTCAGAAGACCCTTACGCAGTGCTGCCTACATCAGCAGCAATAAAGGGCTTTACCTTGCAGACATACGATTTCTCAGAAGATAACTTCATTAAGCTTCTTGGTTATACCAAGGATTCTGGTACTGGTGGTAAGGATGGTTGGTTGAATGAGCTTCCACAAGAAACCGAGGTTTACAAGGCTGTACAGATTGTAACAAAAGATTTGGATGATATTCCTTCTCGTACCTTCCAGTGGTCTAAAATGAAACTTACAATCACTCGCAGTGGTTCTATCGGTAAGAGTGGACTTCCTAATCTTAACATTGACTTCCGTCAGATGGCGGTATACGATGCAAAAGGTGAGAAGAAGAGCGGTCATCGTAATATTCTTACCAAGAATATCAGCACTCAGCTTGATAAGTAAGATACTTAGTATCTAAGATTTTTATTTAGATAAAAGATTAAAATTAAACTTCAAAAGGCGGTGAGGTAAGGGAACTTTCCCAAGCCGCACCGCTTTTTTATGTTATAAAACATATTTACGATATGAAAACATCAGACAAGGAAAAGGTAGCAAAGACGCTTGCCGAGGCATCTGTAAAGATTAAGGTTGGTAAGTTTCGCTTTAGAGTGAAGCCCCTCACCTTTATGCAGATTTACGAAATGGGGGTATTCGGTAACGCAATCAAAGAACCTACATGGAAGAAAGGCGATAATGTAAATATTATCCCTATCCTATTCAGACATTCTGAGACAGCCCGTTTAATGAGCGAGATTTTTATTGTGTGTGCATTTCGAAAGAAGTGGGCACGCAAGATATGGGGGCGATATATACGCAAGCACCTTGATATTATGGCATTCAATGAGCTTGTAAAGTTCATCAGTGGTTCTTTTAACGCAAATTTTTTCTTAACCTCTATAATTTTCCTGACCAAGATAAAGATAATGACGGAGCCGAAAACGACTCCCCTTGGGCAACAATCGGAACAGTAATGAAGTACTTTCGTATGAGTTACGAGGAGGTCGTATTTAATCGCTCATACCTTAATATTATACTGCTTAACCGCTCGATTCCGTCCTTTAATACAAATACTAAGGACGAACCGAGAAATGGCAGCAGACAGCAAAATAAGCCACAAAAAGAGTATCATAAGATAGATAAGCCTATCTCTGCTAATGATTTCTTTATGGGCATGATGTAATAATCACATAAATAAGCAAACAATATGGCAGCAGCAGATGAAATACTTGGAATCAGCGGACAGATGGATATTTCCGATATTCAAGCATCACTTGACAAGCTCTGTGATGGATTGAATCGTGTCGGCATTGATACAGAAGCCTTATCTCAGAGAATGAATAAGGCACTTAACGATGTGGCGCAATCCGATGAAGACCTTGCGACAAAGACCACCAAGGCTATGCAGGTTCTCAAATCTGCTATGGATGAAGCTACGAAGGGGATTCAGTTAGTACCTGAAATGATTGATACCGCCAATAAACGAGTAGAAACCATTGAAGGTACTATCGGTAAACTTAACGAACAGTTAGCTAAGACAGAAAAAGGCTCAGAGGCATTCGGTTCGCTTACTAAGCAGATTGATGCTCAAAAGCATTCTTTGGAATTGGCGAAAGGTGATGTAAAAGACCTCGTTGAATCTTATGATGGGGTCAAAAATTCTATCTCTCAGGTAAATGGTGCATATCAAGCATTAAGTGCTTTCTCTGTTGCAAGCACAAGTGCTAATAGCGTTCAATCCGCAACGAATATTGCTTTAGGGGCTACGGCTACAACGGCAGCAACCGCTACATCAGCAGAAGCAGCGGCACATGTGGCTAATGCCGAGGCAGCAACACAGAATGCCGAAGCCGAGAATCAGAATGTAGAAGCAACTAAACATCTGACAGAAGCCTTACAGCAGTATATTTCCGTTGCTTCGGGTCGTGCTGAGATTGAACGAATGCAATCCGAGAGTGCAAAGGAGCTGAAAGCGGATATGAAGTTGTACGAGAAGACCATTGAAGATATTCAGGACAAACTTAGCACGACTGACTTTACTAAAAATATTGAGGAAGCAACAAAGAAGATTGAGGTACAGAAATCAAAGATTGAGGGTTATAAAAATGCCATTAACAATCTTTCCGCTGCGGATAACGAAACGGGAAATGGTGCTAACTACTACAATAGGCTTATAGAGAAAGCACAGGCAAATATTGATGCCCTTCAATCAAAAATCAATGATTGGCAAACAGAACAGCAGCGACTTAATGCAGACCTTCAGCAATACAATGCTCTTCTCGAAGCTGCGAATAAGATTCAGGGCGGTTCAACCATCGTTCAGTCTGATGCAACATCAACTGTTAAAATCAATGTTGAGGACACATCGTTATCAGAACTGACTTCTAAGATTGATGAGAGTAAGCAGAAATTGCAAGATTTAGAAGCAGAAGCTTCTAAGATGGATGGAAAGCCACTTGGAGAAAAGCAGAAAGAAGACTTGCAGAAACTACAGTCTGAGATTGAAAAGACAAAGAATAATATTTCTGTATTGCAAGAGGCTATCCGTGAGAAGAACGAAGAGACTTTTATCGGTAGATTGCGCAATCAGATTTCTGATTTCGGGCAGAAGATTTCCGATTTCGGACAGAGCATAAAAGATAAAATAACTCAACCTATTGATGAGCTGAAAGCAAAAGTAAGCGGTTCTTCCATCGGTCAGCGTTTTAGTGAGGAGTTCGCACAAGCAAAGTCTGGTCTAAGTGATTTTAAAGACGGTATTATCAATGTAATGACTGCCAATGGTAAGTTGCAAGGTGAGATTGGTAAGGTCGGCGAAGCTTTCAAGGCTCTTGGTATTCCCGTAACGGGGTCTCTTACTGCTATCAAGTCTGTAACAAAGGCTCTATGGGGAATGTGTGCAACACCTGTGGGTGCGGTAATTGCTGCAATCGCTCTTGCTTTCAAGGCGGTGCATACATGGATGACTAAATCCGCAGAGGGTCAGAAGGTCTATACAAAACTGATGGCTTACTTTGGTTCTCTTGCTAAGTCTATCACAGATATTGTGATTATCTTCGGAGAATACTTGTACAAGTGCTTCACTAAGCCAAACGCTCCTCTTCGTGACTTCGGTAACAATTTCGTGAAGACGTTCAAAACCGCCGTAAAAGCTGCGGTGAACCTTATTGGTGGTCTCGGAACGACCATTAAAGGTGTATTAAATATGGACTGGGACACCTTTACTGCTGGTCTTAAAAAGACTTGGGATGGAATTAAGGGTGCTGGTGAAACTGTTATTGATGTATTCAAAACACAAGTATCAGGTGTTATTGGCGCAACAAAGACTATCTATGATGCTTTTACCAATGAAGATTTATCAAAGAAGTTAGGAGCGGCATTCAATGGAATACTGACAAAAGCAGAGCAGGCGGCTTCCCTTGCAGGTAAGATTCAAGAAACGCAAATCGCTATCAATAAGAATAAGGAAACTCAGCTCAAACTTGATGGAAAAATTGCCGAGGTAAGAAATAAAATATATACCTTACAAGGAAAGGAGAAAATCGCTGCCATTGAGGAGGCAAAGGCTCTTGTTAAGCAGAAATACGATTTTCAGATAAAACAGCAGCAACAGCTCGTTGAGTTACATGAGAAGCAAGCTAAATTGCATACTCAATCTTTGAAGGATATTGCCGCAGAGCGTGAACTTAGAATGCAGGTTCTTAGAACGCAAGTTCAACAGAATAGCGAACAGAGAATGCTCATCAGACAAGAGGAAGCAGCAAAACGTTCTCTAGCGAATAAAGCAAAATCGGATGCTAAGAAAGATGCTACTCAGCAGAAGCAGATTAATTCAGCAGAAGGGAAGCTTGATGATGTTATCTATAAGAATGCTTACGAAAGAGCAAAAGCTTGGCAATCTTTGGAACAGGAGGTAACCGATGCAAAGATTAAGGCGATGAAAGAAGGCGAAGAGAAGGTTATTGCCGAGCGCAAAAGAGAGCTATCCAAAGAAATTGAGCAGATTGAAGAGCGAAAGAATGCAGCTATCAAGGCAGAGCGTGACCGACAGAAAGCTGAATTTGACGCACAGCAGTCTGTTATCAAGGCAAAGGGTGGCAAGGCTGAGACTTGGGATGATAAGAAACATCTTGATACAAAGAATATTCAGAAGATTACCGAGCAGTACACCATCATTGAACAGAAGACCATAGAATCATACAATAATGAGATTTATGCAGATGAATTAAAATCATATCGTGAATACATGAAGGCGTATGGCAACCTCGAACAGCAGAAGCTCGCCATCGTTGAGGAATATAACGAGAAAATCAAAGAAGCAAGGGCAAAGGGTAATATATTCGAGGAAGCAAAGCTGAAAACTGACCTTGAAGAGCAGCTAAAGAAGCTCAACTTTAATGATTTCAAGGATTCTATTAACTGGGATTCTGTTTTCTCTGATATGGGAAGATTGAGCAAATCTTATCTCGAAGACCTAAGAAAAAAGCTCAAAAACCTTCTCGGTTCGGGTACTCTTGATATTGATGATATGAAGGTTGTATCTGAACAGATTGGTAAGATTGATGATGCAATTTCAGAGCAGACCGATAAGTGGGGATGGTCTAACGAGAAGGTGCGTGAATATAATCGTCTCTTGCAAGAGGCTGCTGACGCACAAGAGCGATTAAGAAAAGCTACAGTAGAGCAATATAATGCACAAGAACAGCAGTCTTCTACGAAAATTGCTATACAGAAAGTCTTTGCGGAGACAGGGGTATCTGTAAGCACCAATAAGATAACTTCTCAGAATAAGAGCACACTCTTTAATGAGAATAAGATGAACCTCAGTAATGAACAGCTTGAAAAATTAAAGAAACTCTTTGATGAGCTCGCTGTTTCTGAGGTAAAAGTCGGAAAGGCAACAAAGGACGTAAAGAAGGCACAAGAGGATGCAAATATATCACAAGATAAGGCAAGAAAGTCAATTAAGAAGATTGCTAATGAATGGGCAGAAAGCATCGGTAACGTTGCTAAAAAGCTACAAGAAGCAAGTGAATTGATTGATGTTCTCGGTTTCGGTGATTCAGACCTTGGAAAGAAGCTTAAAAGTGGTGCAGATGCCTTCAATAAGGGTTCGCAAGCGGCATCAGACTTTGCTACGGGCAACTATATCGGGGCAGCTATTAACGGCGTAGGGGCTATCAAATCGCTTGGTAGTGCTCTTGGTATCGGCAATGGAAGTAATGCGAAGGAGGTTGCGGAGACTACAAATCGCCTTACAGAATCCAACGAGCGATTGCAATACTCTATTGAGCAGTTGAAGAGTTCGATTGATAAGACCTCGGGAATGAGTGCCGTCAGCAATTATCAAAAAGCCTATGATGCACAGAAGCAAATCAATAAGCAGAGTATGGAAATTCTTCAATCACAGATGGGTTACCACGGCTCGCACCACTCTAATGCTTATTATTGGAATCTGTCAGCACAGGACTATGCGGCTATCAATCGCACGTTAGCACAACAGTCAGCGGTCAGAGGAGGCTATATTAATTCTACGATAAACAAGGTAAGTTCTTTGGAGGATATTTATAAGCTCACTCCAGAGCAGATGAAGGATATTCGCACATACAACCAAAATGTATGGAAGAATATGACCGACCAAGGTAAATATGATAAAACCGAATATTGGGAGAATTATACCGACCTTGCCGAGAAGCTTGAAGAGCTGACTGATAAAATCAATCAGAATCTTACGCAGACAACCTTCGATTCGTTAAAGGATAACTTTATTAGCAATCTTATGGATATGAGTAAATCGGCGCAAGATTTCGCAAATAATTTTACAACGATGCTCAATAAGTCAATGCTTAACTTTGCCGTTGATGACCTTGCTAATAAGAGACTTAAAACCCTTTATGAAAAATGGGCAGATAAGATGAAGCAAGGACAGCTCTCTAATGACGATTTGGATATACTTAAAAAAGAGTATGATAACATCGTTGATGAAGGTTTGAAGATAAGAGATAATATTGCTGCAATAACAGGGTATAAAGAGGCGCAATCTCAGCAGACGGCAACGGGTAAGGCAATCGAAGCAATTACCGCAGACCAAGCAAGCAGCCTTATCGGTATCGGTTATGCTGTACAAATTGCACAAGAGCAAGGTAATGAGGTTCGCAAGGCTATTGCCGTAGATATATCTTATCTTCGTATTTATGCTGAGCAGACTTATAATAATATCTCAGAAATGCGAGATATTCAGTATCAAGGATTACAGCAGTTGGAAGCAATCAATAAGAATACTGCACCTATTATATTGATACGTGAGGACATCGCAAGTATGTATAAATTAATGAAGGATAAGTATTAAGTTATGAAGAATGATGCTTTTATTAAATTGGTCGATGAAGCGGATACTGCTTACATTGACCTTGATACTTTCGGTATTACATTGGTAAGAGGTTGGCGAGAAGCTCTGCTGACCCCTGCCCCAGTAAAAAGCTATCTAACTAACGATAGTCGATTGGAACATGGGCAATCGGTTATCGCTACATCGAAGTATGCAAAGAAAGATAAGCGTGAAGTAAGTATCTCTTTCTTCCTTGAAGGTAGTTCAGAAGAAGATTACTTACAGAAGTATGAGGCTTTCCTTGATAAGATTGCTTATTCGGGTGAATTTTGTATGAAAGTGCCACGCTTAAAGAGGGTTTTCAAACTTGTTTACACGCAATGCTCGCAGTTTGGTGATTATGGTCTAAAAAGAGGTAAATTTGTACTCAAATTAACGGAGTATAACCCGAATGATAGAATTAAGTTATGATTAAGATATATGATATTAACGATAAATTGTTGATGCAAGCAGAAGTAACATCAGCAGCGAAGAGAGAACAGGAAATATCTAAGTCAGATTACATTTCTCTGTCTTTCTCTGCTGCTGAGAAGGTTATTCTGCCATTTGGTGCGTATATCAATTATACATATAAGATTGATAAAGTAAGAGAGGTTACTAGGAAGTTCCTTCTCTTGGAATCGTATGAGCCTACTCAATCAGATGAATGCTCTTGGAAGTACACTCCTCAATTCCAGCATCCGAAGATGATTCTATCGAAGACCCCATTCTTTATCTATACTCGTAATTCACAGAATGTAGAGGTAAAGCAAAATGTATGGTCTTTCGTAGGTACAACATCCGTTCTTAGCGGTAAGATTGCAGATTTCCTTAATAAGGATTTGATGTTTGGCGAATGCGGATGGAAAGTTATCTTTTCAAATGTAACGGCAAATACAGTCAATGTATCATTCAGCGATAACGATTTTATTTCTGCACTTACAGCAATTACAAATGCTATCGGAGATAACTGCGAATGGCATATTGACTATGATGACGAAATTATCTACATCGGTAAGGTCTTAGTCGGCGCAATTCCTGTTGTTCTGGAGGTTGGAAAGAATGTAGGTGTTCCAAATATCACTAATAGCAAAGAAGGCTACTATAACGCTTTCTCTATCTTCGGCGGTACAAGAAATATTACGCAAGTAAACAGCAAAGGTGAGAATGTTTCATCTGGCGATATTCGTCTGCAATTAGATGAGGGCAATGGTACAATATTAATAGACGGAAAGGAACGCTCTTACTCTATTGATAAGTATTCTACCCTTGACCTTAGAGCGGATAAAACGAAAGAACCTCTCTTTACGAAGGTGCTTGATTTTTCTCAGATTTATCCTTCGCTCAATACCTATGTATATAATGTACGTGGGCGAGTTAAGTATGTGCTTGATGATAATAATAAGAAAATACCTATTTCTTATAATGCTGATGGCTCAGTTAAGGAATACAAGACCTTTACAGTATGGTATATAAAATTGGCTTATCCTACTACAGGAAAAGTAGAAGGAAAGACAATTATCAATACAACAGTTGATGATGGCGTCACTCATTATTGGTATGACTTTGAGGTTACCGATAATTTGCTTATCAAAGGAAAGAATATCGGTTGCTCGTTTGAAGCAAACTTTAATACGGGTGCGCTTTCTACTCCACTTGCAGGTCGTGGCACTAACGGCGATTATGTAGGTTTTGAGCTTACTTATCATAAAGAAGCATCATCCTCGCACACGTCAGACGATGTTAGCAAGGATAATTTCTCTGTTTTAGCTGGTGATTACGAAATTATTTATCAAGAGGATAATGAGGTTATCATACCAACAAACAAAGAAGAAATGCTTATTCCTCGTGGAGAGAGATTGCCTTCTTTGAAGTGTAATATCACGGTACTCTATAATATTGCAATGGCTGATACTATCTATTACGAGGATGCTCAAAATAGATTGTTAGAGAAAGCAAAGGAGGAGATTGTGCAATTACTCTCTGATTTGAATAACTATGAGGTTAAATCATATTCTGATGTATTCTTGGAAGATAACCCTCAACTACAAATCGGTCAGAGTGTAACGTATAAGGACGGACACGGATATGAGCTTGCGACAAGAGTGTTGAAGCTATCGACTAATATTGATTACGACTTTATTCAGTCGATTACAATAGGCAATCAAGTAATTAAGGGTACTATTACGCAGCTCAAAGAAGACGTACAGACAATCATTGCGAGCGGTGGAAGTAGCGGTAACGGAGGTGGATATTCCGTTTCCCAGCTAAGAAAACTCATTGCGAAGTACGGAAGTGATAATTTTATATCTAAGCAGTTCGATGACATTGCAAAAGGCACTATCACTTGGGAAAAGCTCCAGAAGTTTTTTAGTGGATTGCGTGTCGGTAACTCCAACAATGAGAACGGAGGCTCGTGGACTCCAGACGCAGAAGGTCGTTCGCACCTCATCACAGATTACTTGGAGGTAAGAATGAAGGCTATCTTCGAGGAGCTGGTCATCAATAAAACATCCACCATCGGTGGTAAGGAGATAATCTCTCCTGCTGGCGGTGTGGTGGCTCATAAGGTAGAAGAGGTTACTGTGACATATAATAATGTGTCACAGAAGGCTTATCGTTGCTATTTCTTAGCAGAGCAGGATGGTGATGAGGTAGATAACGACTTCGCGGTTAACGACCAAGTGCGCTCGGAATCATTCAATGTTCGAAAAGGTACTTATCACAAGGCTGGCAATCACTTCTATTGGCGATTGGTAATCGGTCGTGATGAAGACCCTGTAGAGCTGGAAGGAAAGAAATATCATTATATCGACCTCTCTGATACCGATTGCGCTACGGCAAGCGATGTTCCTGCGAAAGGTGATGTGCTCAACCAGTGCGGTAACAGAACCGATGTAGAACGTCAGAACTGCCTTATCTTCTCGGCGGTAGATACCTATTCGCCATCCATCAGCCTCTATCACGGCATCAACAGCTATTCTTTTGCTAACAGAGAGTACGTGGAATATGGTGTGAATAAGCAGAATAACAAGGCATTCTTCAACGTCTATGGTGATATGTATGTAGGCGATAGACCTACAAAGGAGAATGGCTATGAGGGCAGCTCTTATATCAGATATGATAGCAGCACTAAGCAAATGTCTGTTAAGGCTAAGATTTCCGCTAAATCCACTGTGGATGGCAAGGAATTGTCTCAGTATTTCAATAAGATTGCCGAATTGCAGAATCAGGTGGATGGTGCTATCGAAACGTGGTTCTATGATGGTGTTCCTACCTTGGAGAATGCCCCAGCCATCAGTTGGAAGACCGATAATGATAAAAAAATCCATCTTGGCGACCTTTACTACAACAACAAGACGGGCAAGGCATACCGCTTTGCCAAGGATAGCAACACCTATAAGTGGACTATCATTACAGATACCGACATCGCCAAAGCCCTTTCCGATGCAAGAATGGCACAGGAGACCGCAAACGGGAAGATGAAGGTGTTCAGCGTTCAGCCTACAACACCTTATCAGGTTGGCGATATATGGGTTAATGCCACTTATCCTTCTGATGGCAGTACCTACAAGAATGAGGTATTGCGCTGTCAGACCAACAAAGCGGCTGGTTCTCAGTTCGCCATCGGTGATTGGATTAAAGCATCTAAATACACCGATGATACCGTTGCCAACGCAGCCAAAAAGGCAGCAGAAGATGCTCAGAAGGCGGCACAGACCGCACAGACGGACATTAAGAACCTCGGAAAGACGGTCACTGATAATAAGAAGGAATTCGATAATTATGTTACCGATGGCTACCTAGAGCCTTCCGAGATTGCAGCAATGGCGCAGGATTCTAAGCGACTTGAGGATGATTTTGCGGCGGCACAGAAGTCGTACAATGAGGTGAAGAACGCAGAGGTGTTAAAGAGTACCAAGGAGCTCACCGACCTCAATGCCGCTTTTGCTACCCTCACGACTGCCAAGACGGAACTCGTTACGTATCTTTCAGATATATCTAAAAGATACAATGAGACTGATACCAACGGCAAGGCTGCTATCGTCTCAGCCGTGGGAACGAAGTTCACCAACTTTCAGTCCGCATACAGCGCATTCTATGACAAACTTGGTTTGGCAAACGCCTATATCACTAGCAAGATATATGGTGACTTGAAGCAGAATATCACAGACCTCGCAGGTTACAAGTATCTCAAGGATGCGCTCGGTCAGACTACAGATATTGACGGTGGTCTTGTAATGACAACGCTCCTTGCGCTGAGAGACGGAGACGGAAACGTTCAGAGCGGTATCAACGGAGCAATAGACCCAAATAGAGGAAAGAAGAGTATCGCAACGTGGTGGGGCGGTCAGATGGTGGATAAGGACTATAATAGCGGAAATCTTACCCCTGCAACCTCCCTCATCCGCTTCGACGGCTCTGGCTACCTTGCCAATGGTGCTATCTGGTGGGATGTGAGCGGAAAGGTTCACGCAGACCCTACATCGTTTATCATCAGCGAAAAGAATCTTGGCGTATACCTCATCTTCTTCGAGCCGACTTGGAAGGAAGGAAGTGCAGGAACGAGCGTTGCCGACCTTGTGTCTTTGAAGCCAAACGCTCCATTCTCTAAACTTGGCGTATCGGGCGATGCTACCTTCGAGGGCGCAATCTCCTTCCATGGCATTAAGCTCACGTATGATTCCACAAACAAGGCTATCAAGATTGATGGTAATCTCTATGCTACAGGCGGTATCACGGCATACGGAGCAGGAGCATCTACCACGGGCGGTGGTGGCGGCTTGAACGGCAGTGTGAAGAGTTATTCAAGTGCCTTGAAGCTTACATCAGAATCGCTGAGTGAGATTGCCTCTGCCTACTCCATCAAGGCTCTTGATTCTCGTATCTCCAGCTTGGAAGGTGGTAGTGCTACTGCTATTTCTGTCAGCGGTAGCGGTAATGCGGTTACGTCTGTCACCAAGAATGGTACTACTATCAGCGTAGTTAAAGGTAGTACGTTCTTAACTAGTCATCAGTCACTTGATGGTTACGTTAATGCAATATCTGTAAGTGGAAGTGGGAATGCTATCACGTCTGTATCTAAAAGCGGAAAGGGTATTACATTTACTAAAGGTGCTACATTTTTAACTTCTCATCAAAGTTTAGCAAACTATGTTACTATTAATGATAGTAGACTTAGTGATAGTCGTTATCCTAAATTTGCTAATAATACTTGGTATTTAGTAGGAGACGATGCTTATATTGGAGACCACAATATTGGTGGTACGTTTTGTATTAAATCTGCCAATTATGTCAATGTAAGTGGTATAGCAATATATAATAGTGACGAAACTAAAGTTGCTAAACTATGGTTTGATAATACAAACATAAACCTTGATAAACAACTTGTTATGAATAACAAGCGTATTTGGATTCAAGGTGTCGGTACTGCTGGAGGTAATAATAATAGACTTACTCTTGTAGCAGGTATGCCTAGCGGATTAGCATTTAATACTTCATGCCGTGGAACGATTCTTTATTCTAACGGTATAGCATTTGCTGACCCATATAATGGTAATTCAAATAATGATAGTGGATGGATTAGACATTTAGAAACTTCTGCTAATAGTGGAACTTTAGAAATAGCGGTAGGTGATGATGATTCAAATGAGCAAATTCATTTTAGATGGTATAATACAAATCCTAGTGCAGAAACTATAGCACACGATATAACTGTTCCTAGAGCTACAGGTACTTTAGCTTTAACTAGTCAAATACCTACTACTCTTCCTGCTAATGGAGGTAATGCTGATAAACTAGACGGTTATCATGCTAACGGACTTCTTACTGCTCTATCTAATTCTGATAAGGGAATTAGTATAACAGTTGGTGGAACTACTAAAAGCATATCGAACATTAGTGTTAATTATGCTAGTAGTGCTGGTAACGCTGATACTGTTGACGGCTATCACGAAAGTTCATTTCTTAGATATAGAGGTAGTTATGAAGATGCATCTGTAACTAAAGATGGAGTTGGAGTTTATGGTTGGGCACATACTAATACTGGTCATAATAATTTTCATGAAAGTTATGGTGATATAATTAATATACAAGGTTTTTCTACTTGGAGAACTAGATTTGATATAGGAACTAGTGGAAGAATTAGAATAGTGCATGGTATAAATACTACTACTGCAACTCAAGTAGGTTATCTTGCTTATCTACATGATAACGTAGCTTCTGCAACTAAACTTCAAACTCCTAGAACTATTTGGGGTCAAAGTTTTGATGGTACTGGTAATGTTAATGGAACAATATATATAAATAATAGTGATTCTGAAAACGGAGCTATAATATTAAATAATAATGTAAATGCTAATGCTCGTATATCAGCTATAAAAGACCAAGTAGTATTTAATACTGGCGCTGCTATTCGTTTTGGAGCAATTAACTGGGAGTATAGTGATTGGGCTGGTCTCAAATATGATACTGTCGCTAATGCTATATATTTAGGTATAGCCGATGGAACTGTATTTAATTATTATTCTAATAAAAGAAGTAATGGTACACTTAAATTTCCAGGTATTACAACTATAACTCCTGATGCCGCAGCTAGAATTGGAGGTAGTGGTGGTGATTTATATTTAGGTAATGGTAATAATACTAATTGGGTGAAAGTTCAAGACATGTGTAGTCAAGTAGATAGTAATAATTGGAAAATAATGCAAGGTGGTTATGCTCTTTTTAAAGATATAACTATTATTAATACTGCTACTATTAATGGTTCTACTCATATTAATAATTTATTAACAGCTAAAGGTATAATGCCTACCACGGCTGATGTAAATGCTTTTGGTACTAATGTAAATAATTGGGATGGTAGTATTGCAGCTAATGTTACTAATATGTTTAATGGTATTCCTCAAGAAAATATACAAGTAGAATATTCAATGGATAATGGTGCTACTTGGAATACATATTTTGGTAATCCAGAATATAGATTTAATCTTATAAACGATAATGCTAGAGGATTTAATTATTATTTAGGGTCTAATAATTTACTTGGTGATACTGAGGCTGATAAACTTGCTCAAATAAAGAAAAATCAACTTAGGGTTACTGTTAAGATTCCTGATGAAATATATCAAGAACTTAGTTGGATAAGTGTTGATGTAAATAATGGAGTTGATATAAAATGCCAAGTATATTTTGGAAGTAGTACTGGTGGTTATAAAGAATATGTTTCTAAAATAATGAAAGGATGGTCACACAAATGTGATATTTGTGTTGGTCCTAATAATGTAAATGTTGGTAATGATAGTTATCGTTATGTAAGATTAGTATTTAGTCATCTCAATACTCATACTGCTTTACGTAATGGTATTGTTGCTAAAATTAGAGCTTTAGCTTTAACTAAATATAACTATAATGGTAACAGATATACAATTGGTACTACTGGTCATATATATGATTATGATGCTTATATGAATACTTACTTCCCTAATAGCATTCTTGCTAAAGGTGGAGTTACAGCTTATCAATCTTCTGACATCCGCTTGAAGCAGGATTTGCGGAAGCTGGACTACTTGGGTATCATAAAGGCGATGGGTGGCACGTTCAGCTTTGCTTGGAAGAAGGACAACACAAGGTCTATCGGTTGGATTGCCCAGCACGTCTTGTGCAACCCTCACTTAAAGGACATCGTGGAGACTGATGAGAAGGGCTACTACAAGATAAATTATTGGTCTCCGAAGCTGATTGCAACGGCATTCGGTGCTATCGAGCAGGTGGGCGATGAGGTCAGCAGGTTGAAGGCTCGGGTGGTCTTCCTCGAATCCGAGGTTCAGCGATTGAGCGGAAAGCAGGACGGCAATAACGAGAAGAGATTAGATAACAAGAATATTAATTTATTAAATTAGTTAAGAAAATGGAGAATTTAAAGATTAACAAGAAAAGTGAACAGACAGCTGCCACTTATACCAAGGGCGGCTATCGAGTAGAAATTACTTACAACGTTGACAAGACGGGTGGCAACATTGAGAGCATCAATATGAGTATCTATGGTGATCCAAATGGTAATTATCTCGGCAATGCGAACGCCAGCTCCAACGGCAGCGAGCTGACCTACAACATCAGCGGTGTTCCGCAGAGCAAGCTCAGTGAGGTATCAGCATTGATTAAGGAGGTTAATTCCGCTATCGCCGCTAATATGGCAAGCGAGGCAGCAGAGTAAGTATCGTGAGTATTAACGCAGGGTGGCTCTTATAGAGCTGCCTTGCCTAGTGTTTTAAGTTCTAAAGATTAAGCGTATGGAACGATTTATGTTATGACTTGCGAAAGTGTTCAATGTAACAGTAGAGCGAGTTGTTACTAAAGAAATTGTAACAGAATAAGGAACTGAAGTTGAATATAAAAAAAATAAAGATTATGTCTTACAATAGTGATAGTGGAATTATTAGTGCTCCTGTTAGCATTGATGATGTTAAACAAGCTCTTGGAGAGAGTAGCAATGACCTTGCTACTCTTTGTAAGAGTGAAAATATAAATATATGGAGTAAGTATAAACCTATTAGTTGTAAAGGTGAATTTAAAGAATATCCTATTAGAGAAGACTCTGATGAAATAGTAACATCTTCATATAATAAATATATTTGTGTTGTTCGTTGTGGTATGAATATACCTATGGATACTTATAAGAACTTACGTTATAATTATGGTGGAGAAGGTTTTGCTATTGAAGCATGTGAAAAACTTTATATCGATAATGTATATGGAGTTAGTGGTATTGATAAAGATGCAAGTACTAATTCGCATACTGTATATGCTTCAGGAAAACATTTTCCAAAAGGTGGTGCTAATTCTCCTTATAGATTAGGTGATTTTAGAAACTATAATAACAAAGCAATAAGTAATATATTCCGATCTTCTATTCCTGCATTATTTAATGTTGAAGTTTATTATTCTTCAACTCCTAAATTTAATTGTGTTCTATATAAGAATACAAATGTGGATGATAATACAAATGTTACTATGGAAGATATAATTACCGATTTGTATTTAGCTTGGTCTTTTTGGATTCAAATTTGTTATGATTCACCATATAATAATACTGATAAGATTTATAAAAATTATTATGTTGGTAATTGCGAAAAACCAACAGATTTTATATATGCAAGTAGAGAAATAACTTTTGATGTAGGTAATGATAAAGGTGTTGCTATTGTACCTTTTTTAGCATATACTCGTAATGCAACTTTATATGATAATACAAAAATAATTTTTATATCTCCTCCGGGTAATATTAGTTTTAAATATTATCCTAGACAAATTAATATGGAAAGTATTAAAAGTGGTTCTAGTGGTTTTGTTGATTTCTCATCGTTGAGACAATTAGTTGGTGCTACTTGTATTTGTAAAGCTAGAATATATAAACTTCCTGATGCTACATTTACAGTTAGTGATGGTACATTTAGAAGCGTTTGTAAGTATGGTAATAATAAGACAACATATGGAAGAGGTTATGTGTCTAATAGCTCTGGTCAAGATACAGGCTCTGTAACTATTCCTAAAGGTGATAGAACAGATTATGTTGAAACATATATAAGATTTTATAATGTTTATGAAGGAGGGTATTATGGACAAATGTGTCAATTATCTTTTGAAATTAATATAGATGGTGAATGGAAACAAGTTCCTCCAGGAGGTAGTTATATTATGTATTAAAACATAGATGTTCTTAATATAATAAATGTGCTAGAAACGTATTTGTGGTTTACGTTCTCACCGAGAAAGCAGACACATTACGTCCTAGTGATTATCCAACATGGGGAAGTTAATTTTAAATTCGTAAATTTTGCCCCTCCTGCATTGCTATTCGGAATTATTTTCTTAACTTTGCACTGTTAATAGGAAAGGTATTCTGCTATGGCAATCTGACGAAGAATATTGTATAACATAAAAATAAAGAAACAATTATGAAAAAGATTAAGACAATCGAGGCTGTTGCAGCCTACAGAACATTGAAGGCATTGAAGACATCATCAATGAGCGATGATGCCGCTATGCGAGTTTGGAAGAATATGAAGGCTCTGCGCCACGTAGCCGATACCTACGACAAGGATGTGGAGGAAGCACAGGAGAGCATGAAGGACGATAAGTTCGAGGAGATGCAGCGCAAGCTTCAGGAGTGCCAGCAGCTAGAGCAGAAGCACGCCGATGAGGGCTACGAATATAACAAGGACGATTCAGCCAAGTTTGCGGAGGTCAATCAGTACTTCTACAATCAGAAGCAGAAGACAGAGAAGTACTTCAAGGAGCTTGCCGACAAGGAGGTAGAGGTAGCCATCGAGGCAGTTGACGAGAAGGAGTTGTTCAAGGCAGCGAAAGATTGCGGCTTGAAGTTCGCTGATATGGAGAGCCTTGAGGTTGTGATAGGATAAACACTGATAGCGTTAGAATTTGGCAAGGAAGCCGTTCTAACGCTATTTTTGCAGCCATCTACTTTCAGATTGTTACTTTTTATAAAGTTTAACACAAAAATATTCTCATTTCCGATGATTTTGTGCAAAAAAGAGTATCTTTGCAACATCATTTTATTTAAATCAACCCTATAAATTAGCAAATTATGACTAAAGAAGACGAAGCCGAAGTTCAACGGCTATTGAATAATGTGGACGTTACCGAGCTGATGGATATGCTTAAGAAGCATGGTAATCGGTATAGCAGGAGAATATTAAAGTTCTTCCGCTGGTTCTGCAAGTATGTGCCTATCATTATTATGTTCTTCCACGCATACGGCATTTGGGAGTTCTCTCAGCATCCCCGTGAGATGTTTATCCCCTATAATGAAAATATGCCTTGCTATATCTTTATTTATTTCATGGTTTACGTCCTGCCGATGGTGACGATACTTGCAAGTAGATTTTTCTTCTTGTGCCAGTGGTATCGCATTCCATTTATATACTTCTTAGGCATCAATGCGGCTCATATTGTAGAGTGGAGTTGGTACACAACTAAAGATATGGTGGATTCATGCTTTACGGTCATGGTCGTGACAACTATATTCTATTTGTATAACTTTGCTAGAATGTTTGTTAATGATACGAAACTAGGACGTAAAATTTGTGCATAAGATATGGGAAAGATATTGAATTATAAGTTGCTCGGAACGGCTCTAAAGTCGCTCAGTGATGCTTGCTTTAAGGCTGATGAGCAGCAGAGAAATGGTGAGAAAATCACCGCCTGCGGTATGAGTGATGATGACCTAGATAGATTGTGTGACATCATTCCAGATATGCTCAATCCTATGATGAGCACCGAGGAGGTCAAGGAAAAATTGCGCGTTTCTGATGCTACCCTTAACAGAATGGTGGCTAGGGGCGATTTGCCCCATGGCGAATGCAAGAAACGTGGGCACACCCGATATTGGAAGAAGTGGGATATTCTGCACTTCATTAAGAGTAAGAGAGGTAAGTGACTGCCTCTCTTTTTTTATTATTTATGATACTACCTCCTATCACCTTAAATCCCTGATAATCAATCACTAAAAGAAAGTGTGATAGAGTTATATTTACTCTACCCTATTCTTTGTACCTTTGCATCCGTAACGTTACAATAGTGTTAGTTAATATTAAGGATAACTTAAAAAGATTGTATAATGGAAATGACAGATGCAAAGGTCGTAGAGAAGAAAATCTACGAAGAGGGGAAAAAGCATGACGATTATGCTTCTAAGGCTACAGGTAATGCTGGTCTTACCCTTGGTATCATCGGCACAGCACTCGGTGCTGGTGCTTGGTTGCTTGGCGGTAACAACCGCAGTGTGTTTGGTTCACTCGGTGGCAGCAATATGCCTGAGAACGTGAACATCAACGCCTATGGGGCTAACGCAAGTTCAAATCAGCCAACTGCCTTGCAGGTAATGGAGAAGGAATGCGATGATGAGGTGAAGTTGCTTACCTACATGTTCGGTATGAAGCTCGACACCGCTAACAAGTTCTACGCTATGCGAGAGACAGACATCGCTGAGAAGTTCTCTATGTATAAGGGTGCTAACGATGCTATCAACGCCGAGAACCGCCGTGCAATGCAGGCTGAGTTCGGTCTTTACAAGTCTCAGATTGATGCAGATTTTGGCTTGTACAAGAATCAGAGAGACCAGTACGATGCGTTGCAAGCAAAGTATAGCGACCTCGACAAGAAGGTAGCCGTGATGGAAGCCCTCACTCCTTACAAGGAGAAGCTTATGATGGCTTACGTTAACGAGAAGTGCTGCCGCAAGATTGATGGTCAGCTTGTGCTCCCATCTACACCAGTAGTTACTGGTTACGGCAGCTATGGCTGTAACTGCACTGCTCCTTCTACTCCCACTACAGGAGCGTAACAGAGCAAGAAAGTCTGTAAAAAGGACTAAAAAGAAATGAGTTGGTGAGGGGTGTTTGCCCTCGTTGGTGGATGCCCTCTCACCTCTCTATAATATATCACCAACTTTAAAGATATTTGATTGTTATGATGAATTTTGGTAACAGCCCATTATTGGATATGGGCACAAATCAGCAGCAACCACAGATGATGGATGCCGAGCTACAGAAGATGTACGAAGCAATACAGCAGAAACGAGCATCTATCAACATGCAAGCGCAGCAGTCTTCCACCCCTTTATGGGATGAGATTGATAAGATTGAAGACAATCTTACAGGCGCACAACGTCAGTACTTGATGCAGAATCAGGAATACGTCAATAGCTTGCAATATGTGTCTAAGCTAGTGCAAGACGAGGAATTGCGCATTATACGCCCTCGTATCGAAAGCACTCAGCAAGGACAGGAGGCATTAAAGAAACATTTGTCTTTGATGCAACGACTGAGAAAAGAAGTAGCACAGGCGGAAGAGCAGAAAACCGCTATGCTTAACGACTATATGACAAATCATAGTGATAAAACGTGGCAAGAGTATCTCGCTATGGTTCAAGGGACAAAGAAGGGAGGAACTAAGAAATGAACGTAACAGAATTGAAAGAGAAACTGCTTACATCGCTTGATTTGTGGGCAGATGCTAGAATAGACGATATGGTTAAGGCTAACCAGATGCTCGCCATACCATCAGTGTACATGAAACGTGCGGCGCACAACATCATCGCCAAGCACAAAGATAGTTGGGGCAAGAGCATTGACAACGCTACCCTATTCATCGCCGATGAAGACGGCAACATAGATGCCAACACGATATTTGAAGATATGATGCAGATGCTAAAATCCGTGGAAGATTACAAATTCGATGTAGGTTTTATACACGGACATATCGACAAAGGAGTTGTGTCTATTGACCTGCCAGATGGAATTGCTACTGCTATTCTCTTTGGTAGCAAGCGAAGTATCAACTTCACAGAGGAGGACTTTGTAGAGTTGAAAGATTTGATAATAGGTTAAAAAATATACAAGATATGGAAACAAAAGACATTATGAGTAAGTTTGATGAGCTGTACGGAATGATGGCTTCATCAACAAACGTAAAGTACATGCACACATTTGGAGACACCATGCGCTGCATGATGAATGATATGGCAGCAAAGCACCCAGAGCTTGCGCAAGAGTATCTTGATAAGCTTTGCGCCATAAAATGGAAAAACTATCTCACCAAGAATGAGGCTTTGGATATTATCGGTAAGATGAATCCCGAAGCAACCTGGAATATGCAAGGATGGTTGGACGAAATGGAGAAGTTGGGCTTATGTATGGAGGATAAGCCATATTACAATGATTATGCGCTGTATATAGCCATGAATCAAGTAATAAGCGACCACGGAGAGACCATTGCCATGATAAAGGGCGAGAAATCTCTTTCTGATATAAATGAGGAAGAACTTGTAGAATACGCCTACAAATTAGCCATTGACCTACTGAAAGATAAGGATGGCGTATATAATATAAGAGAATACTTTTTGAAGTAGATATACTGTTTGAATCATTTGTAAAGAGGAGCTTTTGGTAAGTTCCTCTTTATTTGTTTACACCCGATTATCTATTTTCTTTTGTCTTTCGATTTTAAAAGCTATCTTTGCATCAAAAACAAAATATGGTAGGACAAGTAGGAAATACGGGGACAAGAGCGGCAGGGATGATGCTATTCGGGAATGAGTTAAGTTGTATGTTACTCGATACCCGATGGATGCTCATTGCTATCGTTCTACTTATCATTGCTGACTATCGCTTTGGTTGTGAAGAAAGTAGCCTTCGACATAAAAATGCTTTAGAAAGCAAGAGCCCTCTCCTTGCTGATAGATATGAGTTCAGAGCGTCACGGGCAAGGCGCAGAACTATAAATAAATTTGTGGACTACCTTATCTATATAATGGTAGGTGTATCTCTTGGTAGAGCTTTATTGCCGCAGATTGATATTGATTATATTTGGGGTGGATGGGTTGTTACTGCATTTATTGCGATAAGAATAGAAATCCCAAGCATAGTAGGACATTTCTTATTTGTTCGTGGCGTATCAGTAGAGAAAAAGACAATAATTGGGTTCATCAAAGCCTTTGTTGTAGCTCTTGCAAAATCTAAGAGTGAAGGCGTTGGTGATGCCTTAGAAGAAGGATTTAAAGCAACGGAGGATAAAGGATGAAAGTAACAAAAGAACAAATGAGAGCCATCATGCCGAAAGCTGGAGAAAGGATAGATACATATCTTCCTTATATCAACGACTATGCAGATGCCTTTAATATAAATACTCCACTTCGCATGGCACATTTCCTTGCGCAAGTGGCGCACGAAACCGCAGAGTTGGTACACATGCGAGAAATTGGTAATGCTGACTATTGCCATAAGTATGAGGTTGGTAGGCTCGCAAAGATGTTGGGCAATACTCAAAAGGGTGACGGCTACAGATATAAAGGTCGTGGCTTCTTGCATTTAACAGGAAGGGCGAATTATCAAGCATACACGAACTCAAAGTACTGCAAAGGTAATGTTGTGGCTGCGCCAAAGCTCTTGGAACAACCGAGAGGAGCAGTAAAGAGCGGTATGTGGTATTGGCTGACAAGAGGATTGAATGCCGTAGCTGACAAGAATGATATTGAAGCGGTTACAAAAAAAATCAATGGTGGAACAAACGGCTTGGCGAGCAGAACCAAATATTGGAAGAGAGCTTTGAGAGCCTTTAATATATAAGCTTATGAAATGGGTTAAAGATTTGTTTTATTGTTTATCAATTTCAATGCTTCTGTTTCTTATGACGCAGATAGTTATCGGGTGTACGGCTACCCCGAAGGTGGTTACCCGACAGACTTATATCAGCGATAAGCAGTCACATTGGGATTCGATATTTAATGCTAAACTTTCAGCGACCTTTGAACTCTATCAGAGAACTCAAAGTGAGCTAAAAGAAAATAGCAAGTCTGAAACAAACCATATTAGAGATAGCACTTCTACAATGGTTGATAAAGATGGTAATATTCTCAGACAAGCCAAATATCACTACGAGAGCCATAACTATACAGAGGTATTCGTACAGAAGCTCAGAGATAGTATTTCTTATTATAAATCATATAAGGATAGTCTAAGCAAGTATCGACTCAAAATCGATTCCTTAGATAAAGCTAAACAAGATTCTGTTCCATATCCCGTGTATATAGAGAAGCCGATGAATAAAATAGATGCTGTATTCTATCGATTAGGTAAGGTTACGGCGGTATTCGTGCTTCTCTTCATAGTAGGTATGATATTTTTGGCAATATATAAAAATAGAAAAAGATAAGACATTTTCAATAGTTACTAATATTTATAGGTTTTAGTTTTTTGGTTATAAGATTGTTGGATAACAAAGGCGGTTACTCGTGATGAGCAGCCGCCTTATTTTTTTTAGTACTTCTTGCCTCCGTGATGATACTCACGGGTCTCATTATAGCGCATCTTTAGATTAATGTGCTGTACGAGGTCGATACCTAGTGATTCTGCCCATTCAAAGGTAGCAACGATTATATCATTAAAATAAGCTTCACAGAGCAAAGGATTATTAGAGGTAGTAAAGTTTAAGATACCTCTTGAAATGAAGTACGCATTAACTGTAAAATCTCTTGTTTCACAGAGTTCTACATTTTCTTCATCGGTTGTATATTCCGTTCTACACTTCACGTTTTTCAACCCCATAAGGCTAAATAAACGAATGCAGATGTCTGCCAATTCACTCTCAACAGTTCCCTCAATATGTTCGCCGTAGAATTTTTCAACCAAACCTCCGTGGTGGTCGTTAGCGATAACGCAATCAAGCCCACTTTTATCAAGGTTATCCATCCAACGTCCCTTGCGGTCAGCTTGAACGGCTTCCGTAACCTCTGTGCTAATCATCATAACCCAGTGTGCCGTAGGCTTCTTCTCTTCGTACCATCCGTGTTTTACGGCATTGTTATAGGCACGTTCTACCCATTCTTTAACTTGTTTTCCTTCTATTACCATAATTATCTGTATTTATGTTTATTACACCATTTTCCACAATCTGTACATTCTTCTTTATCGCAGCAAAAGCCATCACCATAAACACTTTCGTTAGTAAATGAAACGCAATTACCGCAACAAGGCTCTTCATTCTCTTTTTTCATATAAATAACGTTTTATTGATTCACGCAATAACTTATTTTCATCGGTAAGCTTTCTTACTTCCTCTTCTAACTGCTTTATGATATGTAAATACGACATTTCTTCAAGAGTTTTCATTTTATCAGCTCCAATGAGAATCCTTTCTTTGCAACATGAACCGCCTTACCCGTGGCTTTCGCTACCTCTGAAGAGAATAATTTAGCGTCACCATTATTTGCGCTCATATGAATAAGCACAACGGCTTTCGTTCTTTCAAGCTTATTCTCTTTCAAACAGTTTAGACATCTTTCCAAGCTCATGTGAGTAGCTTTTGCTCTAATTCCAACCTTTTTAGGAATAATGCCTTCTTTTACGCTCTTATCAACTAAAGAATCCATGTGATTGCATTCTATAAGAATATAATCAAGTGGGAAAGATAGCTTATACTTAATATGATGACTATCCGTAAGGAAAAGCATATCTCCCATATCGGGATGATAGATGATAAAGCCGCAAGGTTCTTTTGTGTCGTGAACTGTATCGAATGCTTTGATAACGAAGTTACCAATACGAAATTCCTTCAACATCGGTATGGCATTATAATGAAAATCGCCATCCTTTACCTTTTTTTCTTCCAAAGTACCTTTGGTAGCAAAGACATTAAAAGGTCGTGCATACTGATGAATAAACCCTGCGTGGTCGCCGTGACTATGAGTAATCAAACAGCCGACAACTTTTCTAAGGTTTCCTCCAAGTGCTTCTACGGCATCTTTCAACGGCATACCGCACTCAATGATAAGTGCTTCATCATCATTCTGTAGGATATACCCGTTACCAGAACTTCCACTACCTAATGTAATTAATTGCATATTCTATACCTTATTATATATAGGAGAGAGATTTCTCCCTCTCCTATCTGTTCTACTGCTGCTTAAAAATATCAGGCATTTCCTGCTTACCCATCGGTTTTGCCTTAGACTTGGTTTGAGCCGCATTTTCTGCGGTCTGAGCGGTTTCCTGCTTATCACTTGGGGAATTATTAGCAGCCTTATTTTCTTCCTTATTCTCGCCGTTATTCATATCGAGCGACTGAGTATTGGCTTGCTGTTCCTCTTGCTGCTGAGCTTGTGCGAGCTTCTCTTCGGCAGAAAGCTGCTCAACGTTATTAGCGGTAACCTCAGTATAATCGCCATCCTCCAAGTCTTCTTTAACGGCAAGTCCGCAAGTAATTTCAGGGCAATAGGCACTCTGAAATCTTGTAGCAGCACGATAACGAAGCATCTGCTCTGGGTCAGCTTGCCAGTTGCTACCTTTCTTATCATACCAACCTTTAATCTTAGCTTGATGGATAGTAACTGTAGAGCCTTTTAGTACTTCACCTTGCTTGTCTATTGCATAAGCATAGCAGCCCCAATTGTCTTTTCCTTGCTCACCAACAAATTCATACCGGAGAGGTGTAGCGAATAATCCGCTTGCATTGATACAAGCAACAAGGAATTTAGCAGAGAAAGAAGGCATACCATAAATTACTGACATATTTTGCATAATCATAAGTGGATTTGTATGCAATCTTTGTGCAATATCAATTGCAATCATTACGTTACCGATATTTCCCTTGAATGAATCTGGTATAATTGTTGACGAAGACAAAATCTGCGCCATTTTATAACCAGTATTAAAACTTTCTTGATTTGCGAACATATTAAGTCCGCTAACTTGTGGCTGTGAAACCACGATTCCATTTTCTGCCATAATTTCTATGTTATAAAGTTATTAAATTGATTTTATCTCCAAAGGCTGACCGTAGATGCATTGCAAGTAGATAATCTGCTGTTCAACGGGCACGATGTATTCTGCTGATTCCTTGCGGTCAACGAACAAAGGTACGAAGATATTTGAAGCCTTAGATATACCGCTGATAATATCAACGCCCATATCAATAACAGTTCCATCATTCGTATTATCGTAGTCAATACCATCCTTATCAATAGCGGTGCAGATTTCCTTCTCATCGTCATTGGTCTTATTCTGCTGATAGAACTTCCAACGAATGAGTGAGAAATATGAATTCACTTTTTGCTCAACAAGATTAATCTTTGCCTTCTTGTAAGCTTTGATTTGGCTGATAACTTCACCACAATCAGCAATAATCTGAGATAACTCAACAGAGCGATGATTGAGCTTTTCTTTCTCTGTATCAATACGCTTGTTGGTCTCCTCACCTGCGATTCTGTTAACTAACTCGTCACGTTGAGAAACAAGGAGCTTCTTTTTCTCCTTATTCTCTTCGATTGTAGCATCAACCTTCACAACAGGCTTAATTGCTTCAATATCGGCGAGGTCTTTATCAAAGACCACCTTTTCCGCAGCAGCTTCCCAAGTTTGGTTCTGCTTCTCTGTACGCTCGTTAATTAATTTCTGATACTCAGATTGGGCATTTTTTACCTTATCCTCATCTTGTGCCTTGGTAATCTGCTCATAGGTATTAATATTACCTTTGAGGACATTCATCTGTTGCTTAATCTGAGCAGCCTCATTCTGTATTTTCGTGAGTTCATCAGACTTATTCTTATTGAACTCGGCAACGGCGTTATCATATTCCTTTGCCTTCATTTCGTCCGTATAAGAACGACCACAAACTGGACAAACATCTGTTTGCTTATAGTTAAATTTCTTTTCGTTAGCATCATTCCACTCTTTAATCTTGTTATTGAAATTAATAGTGACCTCTGCCAAGGAAACCTTGTATTTTGTATTGGTCTCCATATTTGTAGTATATGCAGATTTAGCGTCATTGAGTTTCGTTGAAGCCGTAGAAATCTTCTTCGTAAGCTCATCAATCGCCTTAATCTTAGCATCTTGCCATACCTTCTGTGCATTCGCAACCTTTACGTTATGCGCTTGCAACTTATTAAGGTACTCTTCCATAGCAGGGTCTTTCTCAGTCGTCCCCTCCAATGCCGCATCTATAGCAGCAATATCAGTATCTATCTTTGCCTTCTGTGCTTTGAGAGCAGTAAAATCGGCATCAACTCTTAGAGCCTCTTGTGCCTGAACCTTTGCAGGTATCAAATCTAACTCCTCTTCCGCTTTCTTCTTTGTTGCCTTCTGCTGTGTAAGCATATCGGAGAGTTCTTTCTTCTCTTCAATTACGCCCTTATACACCATAGGATAAGGCTTCATCAATTCTTCTTCATTGATTTTGCCAGCCAACGACATAAGCATTTTGCGGCGGTCATCAACCTTATAAGACATAAAGATGTTGATATTAGACTGAACGAGCCATCTTTTGAGCGGACAAAGTTCTTCGAGCTTGACGTTAAAATCTTTTTGTGAAAGAGGAACGTCATTAATAAGTCGCTCTTGTGTAGTACTTTGCAACTTCTCATCTGCTGTACCCTTATTCTCCCAATTCTCAGTAAGGATACGCTGTACCTTAACCTCTCGCTCATCATTGTAGTTAAGTACTACAGTGACAGAGGTTTCAAGATGATGAATAACATCATTATTAATATCAAGAGGTTGTACGGTAGCATTCTTCTTGCTGATAACGCCGAAGATTGCCCAAAGATAGGCATCATAGATAGTTGTCTTGCCTACTTTATTTGCGCCACTAATAACCATATTGTGGCTAAAGTTAATTTCTTGACTCCGAACCTTCTTGAAGTTCTGTAAAGTCATTGATTTGATTTCAATTTTCATTGTTGCTTTTATTAACGTTAAACGATTTGTATTCATTTCCAGCCTTAGAACCCATAAGCTTAATAGTCAATTCCTTGCGTATCTTATTACAGATAGCATTAACGGTATCAATATCAGCTTTTACATTCTTCTTTCGCTCCTTATTGGTTTCATTAGCTATCTGAGATAGCTTAGTTGCTCTTTCGGAATCAAATTTCATTAGAGCTTCCATAAAGTTCTGCGGATTAATAGTATTACCTACATATATCTTTCCATATCCTCCACCTACCAATGATTCCAAAAAGTAGGTAAGTTCGCTAGGAGATAGATAATAATAGATACTTCTTATTCGTCTTGCCATAAAGACAATTTGAAGGCTATTAACAGAACTACCAGCACCGAGAAGTCTAAAGGTATCTAATAACTGAGCTTTCACCCATTTTAGAGCGAACCCTTCTCCATAATCATTATCTAAAGATGCTAATGTATTGGTATCTTCAAGAGCTGAAGTTAGTGAATATACTGGCTCTTTTCGATTACTGATTAAAGGATAATTGGTTTCTACCCACTCTTCGAAATTAATCAGCGTTAAAGACCTCTGCTGCTGTTCTTGCGAAATTAAGCTCTGTTCGCTGCTGTTGTTGCTGTACTTCGTCATACTCAGAATATATTTCATCCTCCCAAGCACGGGAATTAAGATAAGTAAGAGGGTGTTTTTGATATACTTTCTGAGTGATTGATGCAACATATCGTGGCGTAGCTGCCATACAAGCGGCTCTATCCTTCTTAGTCATGTGCATCCACTTTTTTAAGCATTTCTGCTTGCCGACACACTTACCATACATCTTCCACCATTTTTCAAACTCTTCATTTATAACAGAGATAGATTGTGGTGGAATAATCTCGTAACCTTGGGATTCTAATAATGTGATTGCTTCTTGTATCTCCTTTTCCATATTTACACCTTATTATATATTATATATACTCGCCACCCCAGAATCGAGTAATCTCAGACCCTGCGATAGCTACCTGCCCATTCGGTCTTACAATACTCTTAAGGAATCCACCCTTAATGTACCGATAGATAGTGTTTGCACTAACTCGTAACTTTTCAGCAGTCTCCTTAACCGAATATCTACCTTTCGGCTTCACATCAGGCGGTTCGTTTATCATCGTTACCTCCTTTCTCCTTGTTGCGTTTGAGAATGCCATAGATGCTAGCCTCACACGCATATTTGAAGTCACTCATTGTACGCCGCACAGCCTCAGACTTCTTGAGACCTTGCTTCATGTAGTTCTCAACTGATTGAACTACCAAGCTTTCTTTTTCTTTTTGAGATTTAATAACCATATTTAACTATAAATTTATATAGAAATTAATATTAAATTATTATCTTTGCATCCGAGATATATCGGTGTTTTATAATTACACCGCAAAATTAATAAAAAAAATTGAGATACTATTATTTTCTATTAATATTTTAATAATAATTAATATAAACGTATGGGTGAACTATTGGAAAGAGCAAAAAAGGTGGCTGAGCACAAGGGAATGTCAATGGCTCAGTTTCAGGAAAAGATTGGTGTGAGCATCAGTCATTTCTATAATACAGATAAATTATCATTGAAGACAAAGAGAGCTGTTTCAGAGGTCTTCCCTGATATTAATGCTGATTGGTTAGAAACGGGTGAGGGTTTTATGACTAACACCGATAAGCTACAGGAGGAAGGCAAATTCTATAAAGTACCGCTTCTTCCCGTTGCAGCGCAAGGTGGTACACCAAACAATTTCGAGTATCAGATAAAGAAGCATGATTGCGAAATGATGATTTCTCCTATTGAGAATATTTCGATGGCAATCTCAGTCACGGGGGATAGTATGTCGCCAGAGTACCCAAGCGGTAGTAAGGTTCTTGTGCAGAAGATTAACGAGAAGGCTTTCATTGAATGGGGCAACACCTATGTGCTCGATACAGTAAACGGAGCTATCATTAAGAATGTATTCCAAGCAAAGGGTGATGATACGAAGGTTATATGCCGCTCCGTAAACCCTAATTTTGCAGACTTTACTGTTGATGTTTCTGATATTAGAGGATGGTACAGAGTGCGTTGTTGCATTACCATAAAGTAACGTTAAAATACGTAAAACATGCAAATTTCGTGCAAACGCATTTTAATAGGAAGCGTAACGATTTGGTTACCAATAGGTTATTCTACACCATACTGATACAAAAAAAATATTG